TCACCACTATTACCTATCACTCCTCCATTCAGTATCAGCGTAACACTAGGTACCGCTTCGGTGTTAACTATGCCTACTTAAATTGTAATCCCGTAATTTTTCCTTCCCTTCCGCAATATATTCCCCGATTTTATTATTAATATTCCTTATCTCATATCTATCCATTACTACATTTTTCACAAAAATATCTTTTATATGTATTGAATAATCCGGTTTATATACTTCTGTTACCCAATCGTCGCAATACCAATTGTCTATTCTTTCATCAAAAAATGTGCCGAATATCTGATGATGCGTTTTATGAACAAACGCATTTTCAATCACAGGTGGTGCACCGCTAGCTATTCTACCCTTATAATTAGCCAAATGACATCCACCTACCACACCAAGATTATTATTGTTTTGCAAATGATGTATAAAAATATTTGTCCACGCGTCTTCCATTATAACATCATCCCCTATTTGATAAAAATAATCGTATTTTTGATCATATGCCTTTTTAAACAGGGTATTCCACGCTTTTGCGGGTTTGTGTTCGCAACCTTCCAATTCAACAATAACCATATTGATGTATTTACACATATCCGGCAATTTTCTAATGTTGGATTTATAAAAGGTATCTGTGCTATCGTATCCTACAAATAGTGTATACGAATACGCTGCATCATACTGTGCTATAAATGATGGTAAAAAATGCTGAACGATGGGTGTTGAGGACAAATCTTTATAATTTTGTCCTCGACTGCAAACAGGTACTAATAATGCAATATTAAACATATGTTATTTATACAAATAATTCTTTTAATATTTTTTCTTTGTCAAATATCTTAAGTTTACTGGTACGATCCCAATTACTGTGGGAGACAATCAAACGATAATCCTCTACGACCAGTCCCAATGAAAATTCTACTTTTTCTTCCTTATCAAATCGAAATAAATAGGAATATTTTCGTAATTCCAAGGTATTTTTGTCCAATACAATAAATAAATGATAATAATGTCTTGGTTCGCCGTGCTCTACAACATGTCCAATAAACCATAACTCATCTTTATAAATTGCGCCATTGGTGGAACCACGAACTTTCTTGAAAAAAGGAGGCATTTCTTTTCTAGTTACTGTTCCTAATTGCATTTTCGCAAAATCATAAATAGTAAGTGGATGCCATTTATAGATAACTCTCAAATGGTCATCTTGCATAAATAATGCCCAGTTCTTTTCACACTTTGCTTTTTCAGGTGAAGTTATTTCGCTATATTCGAGTGATTCTCCGGATAAATCATATATTCCTCCTGCCATTGTTAATATATAATCGGAGGTTGTGTCGCTTTGTTTTGTTGAGATATAACCAATATTCTCTCCACAATCAATAATTTTCACATCTTCTAACCCTCTAATTCTACATTCAGTGTTAAATTCAGGCACAAAGACATGAGAATCTGTTACATTAAAATCTTTATCCATCACCAATGCAATATTTTTTGTATTTACACTATATCCATCAGGATAACTATAAGAACCATTTAGATGAAGTGTATAATCAACTATTCGTACATTAGTAAGATATCCGTCATTATATGCAATGATAGAGGGAGTTGTGGCTTTGAATGAATCTTTTTCTTCGCCACTGATTTCCGCAAATAAATTTAAGACGACTTCTTTTTGCTCATATTTTTTAAGAGTTTTGACATAAAATTTATAATTAGCCAATATATTATCCATATTAAGCGCATCTATATTCATTAATTTCATAAATATTGGTCGCATATCTATATTCCTATCAATATAATAAGCAATGATGGAAAACTCATAATCTAATAAATAATTGTATACGTCTTTATGAATAAATAAAACATTGTCTGAAGGATATGGAATTTCCTTAGCCAATTTGTAAAAAATATAAGATAGTTGATGTTGTCCTTTGATTCTGTAGTGTTTAACAATTTCATATAAATTTTCAGCTCTTTTTGGATGATAACCATATGCTTCTAACCAAGTTTTTATTGCTTCTGCTTCTTTTCCTATACTCATATAACATTTTCCTAATTCGAGCCGACTGTACCAATTTTCCTCTATCCATCCTCCTATTGCAATTCTTTTTATATAATTTTCAATAGCTTTTTCTAAATTTCCGGCATTTTTATAACTATTCGCCAAATAAAAATAGGTTCTTTCATTTTTGGGATTTTCTTTTAGGTCTTCTTCAAGAAGTCTAATGTCTCGAGTAAATTTATCCTCTTTGCATCCACCATCTCCGATATCATTGATTTTTATTGTATTTAATCGCTCTTCTTTCTTGGGTCCTGTAATATCATAATATTCATGAGTAGAACCAATGCATCGAAAATTTAAGGAAGTTTTAATAAGACGGACATTGAAATAGTTAAGTATATTGGAGCCTTGTGCAAATGTATAAACATCCGCTGTCAATTTAGACTTATCAAATGCGGGATCAATTACAAGTTTCATATCTGCATCTAAAAATAATAGATAATCTGCCATTTCTTTTGCAGCATTTAAAGCAACGGTTCTGTTATGACCAAAATTTTTAAACGGTTCTTCAATGATTTTTCCTTCAATGCATCGCATATCAAAGAATTCTTTAATAATTTCTATGGTCATATCTGTACTTCCTGTATCGCAAATACAATATGTATCAATGATTGGTGACACGGTTTCCAATAATCGTGTGATGATTTTAGACTCGTTTTTAACAATCATATTTAGACAAATGGTCGGTGCCTTTTCAGTTACTTCTTCAATACAAAGTTCCATTTTCATAAAATAAAGGTTTTATTTTTAAATAATTTATAAAAATCTAACATAATTATATCATGTCTTTTACAAGATTTAATTATGACCCATGTCGCACAAAGAAACTTTTAGAAGAATCCACAGGACCAGGACGATACATGCTCAACAAACCTGGTTGGGGCAATAAACCTTGCTTCTTCGACGACCCTCAAATCCGTATGCAAGAGTGGGGGACTAATCTTCGCAGTGTGCCGGGTGGAGGACCAATTGATATTAACAGTGATCTTTTAGGCATTACAAGACCGCTCTCGAAAGATTGCACTAAAAAAGAATTTCCCTTCTCTGGTGTAGTGTTCTCCGCGAAAAAAGAGTATCCTGCTTGTGGTCAGGAATTTACCTCCCAATCTAGAGCCACTCATCCTTCATTTTTGTACAGAGATTTAGAACAATCGAATAGATATCCTCTTTTCTTGAATCCTCAAGAAAACGTATGTATGCAGTTTCAAAATAATCTTAATACGCAGCTTTTAGAGCGCGATAACTTTACTCCAAAAATCCCTTGTCCCATGAATAAATAAATATATTTTCTGTTTTAATTTAGTAAGAAAATATGTTGCATTATATATAAATGGCAGAAATAGCAATTCCTATGGTAGCTTTAGGTGCAATGTGGTTGATAAGCAACGATAAAAAGAAGTCTCATCCCCAAGAAGGATTTGATAATGTATCAGGACCTCATCAACAAGAATTAATCGCTGGGCATGTTAAGTCTCATTTACCAGTAAACCCCCCTGTAAATTATCCGAAACCAACTTATTCAGAATTAACAAGTAACACCAAATACTATCCTGCACCAAATGCAGCAACAGATAGATACTTCCAACAAAAAGTATATGAAAAAAAAGTAGAGGATGGTGGCGACCCTACAAATGCCGCAATTTTCCAATCCATTGCGGGAAGTGAAATGCAAAAATGCGACATGAAACATAATAATATGGTGCCTTTTTTTGGGTCCAAAGTCACTCAACGCACGACAGGATTTAATGGAAATGAAGGTTTGCTTGATCAAATGCAAGGGCGAGGTTCTCAACAAATAAGAAAATCCGCCCAAGCTCCTCTATTTAAGCCACAAAAAAATATGGCTTGGGCTCATGGTACACCTAATACAAGCGACTTCATACAGTCGCGCATGAATCCTTCTCGCAATGTTTCAAATACGAAACCTTGGGAAGAAGTAAGAGTCGGTCCTGGATTAAATAAAGGATTTAGTAGTGAAGGTTCGAATGGATTTAATGCTGGTATGGAATCCCGTGAACAATGGCTACCAAAAACGGTGGATGAATTGAGAACCACAACCAACCCAAAAGTTACATTTGGTTTAGCAAATCATGAAGGTCCTGCACAAGGCATGTTTGTTAGAGGTCACGAAGGTAAAGTTGAAAAAAATAGACCAGATACATTCTATTTGAATTCACCTGATAGATGGTTTACGACAACGGGGCAAGAGAAAGGTCAAACAAATCGTTCTGCTCAGGTCATGCAACCCATTAAAAGTAATGCGGGTCGTGAATATTTCGGTAATGGAAATGGCAATCAAGACGGTTCTAGTTTAGCAGGTATGACTGAACAGAACTTTAGAAAATCCAGAAGACCCGTTCTTGCTCCATTCGACAAATACAAAGGTCCCGCATATAATCAAACCTACAAAGCTGGTGGCGATTCAACAAAAGATGACTATGGTAGAGATGGGATGCAAGTATTGCCTAATTCTCGCACGACAACTAGACAAGCGGATGAATTTGGTATTGTAAATGGATGGGTTCGTGCTATCACTGCGCCAATTTTAGATGTATTAAGACCTTCGCGCAAAGAAAATGTAATAGGCAATATGCGACCAAACGGTAATGCAGGGGGTGCATATGGTGTCAATGAGGCGAGAGTCTGGAATCCGTCGGACCGTACTAAAACGACTATTAAGGAACAAACTATTGAGAATATTAGACCGAATGGAAATGTTGAAGGGACATACGGTGTTAGCGAGGGTGGTTATTTATCCGCAGAATATCAACCAATCACTAACCAGCGTGATACTACGAGTTGTTCATATACGGGAGATGCGGGTGCCACACCTTGGTCTACTGCCGGTCCTGTATACAATGCTGCATATAATGCTAATTTAAATCCAAATAAAGAAGTATTGGAAGCGGCACAAGGCGCATTTGAAAACACAGGAAGCATGTCTTTGTTTAATGATACTCAAAATGTATCAATAGGTAAAATTGGCAGTATTCAGCCAGACCAATTAGTTCCTAATATGCCAAAACAACCGGGGAATATTACAACATTTGGAGCAGTAATGGGTCGAAATACAAGAGAGGTTACGCATAATTGTCAAAGAAATAACCCAGATACACTTAATGCGTTTAACAACAATCCTTACACAAAATCATTATACAGTGTAGCTTAATTTGATATAACTTTAATATAAAAGTTATATTAAACATATTTATTAAATTATTAGTAATGGGAGAATTAGATATACATCAGAATATAAAGGATAAATTAAACACATTTATTGTAGAAAAAAAAATACCCCATATTATATTTTATGGACCTTCGGGATGTGGCAAAAGATATATAATGCGTTTCTTTATCACCAATATTTACAAAACAGTCGATAACATCAAACGCTATGTGATGTATATTAATTGTGCGCATAGTAAGGGCATTCGATTTATCAGAGATGAACTTAAATTCTTCGCCAAGACAAATATACATCTTCAACATGGTAATATATTCAAGAGTATTGTATTATTTAATGCTGATAAATTAACCACGGATGCGCAATCTGCGTTGAGAAGGTGTATAGAACAATTTAGCCATACAACTCGGTTTTTTATAGTTATTGAAAATCAAAATAAATTATTAAAACCTATTTTATCTAGATTTTGCAATATCTTTGTTCGTTTACCAATTATTGATGGTAAAGAGACTAGTCTACATTTATATAAAAAAAAGTTTACACAAGCGAAATATAAAAAATTAAATAATAAACGAAATGATTGGTTAATTAATCAAATTGATAAAAAATCCAATTATACGACGATAGAAAAATGCATTACCTTTTCTACAAAATTGTATGAGAAAGCCTATTCTGCTTTAGATATAATACAAATTATTTATAATAGTTCTAAAATTGAGAATAAGAGAAAATTTGGCATATTAATCTATTTCGACAAAGTTCGGAAAGAATTTAGAAATGAAATATTACTAATATCTTTTGTAATAAATGTAGTATTTATGCGTCCGGAGTTATATTTAGAAAATATAAAAGAAATGTAAATGGATGATTATAATACCTCTGTATTGAGCGAAGCAAAAAATGAATATTCTGCCAATCTTGTAAATATCCTCACACCATTATTAATTCAAGGTTTACAGTCTATATTTAAAGAAGCTTGTTCTTTGTGTAAAGATAATGATGAATATGATAAATATTTAATGACCTTTCAAAATTTTCTTACTAGAGTACCAAAATGGAATCAAGAGCTTATCGATAATGAAACAAAAAGAATTATTCAGCAAAGCAAATGTAATTATTTAGAAGATTTATTGACGTGTGTTCATATTACTCAATTGAAGGTATTAACTAGTATACGAGTCGCTACAAAACAAAAGAAAATTGATATTGATATACCCAAAATATCTGATTTTATTCATAAGGTATACATTAAATGTGCTCGAAAATGTTATAGCAATGTTTACCTATTTGAAACTGATATAGAACCATTAACACAGCAAAAGAATTTTCGGGAATGTGAAACTATTTGTAAAGAATGTATATTAAATACAGTAAGAGAAAGTATGCCTATTGAGAAAATCCTCAGAGCATATATGGATGAAACAACAGAAGAAGAAATAGTAGAAGAAGAAATAGTTGAACCTGTTAAAGTAACAGATGACTCCAATAATTTACAGGAATCGATTTCTGCCGAAGTTAAAGAAGAAATTAAGAAAGCCGCAGACGCAATAAAATCAGGAGTAGATAATACTAAATCGGATGATGCTGCAAAAGTATTCGAAGATAAAAAGGACGGACAGCTTAAATTAGAAATTGAAGAAACTATTAAAGATTTAGAGAATAAATTACAAATCGAAAAAGAAGTTATAACGCCGGTTAAAATAGCGACAGAAGTTCCCGCCGATGTCAAAACGAACACTATAACTTTTAATGACACAGATAGTGTTATTAACTATAATAAAAATTTTTCATCAACTAATAATCCTCCAGCAGAAGATATTGCTGCGCCAAAAACCATCGACAGACTAGAGAAAATTAGTAAAATTCGAAACGACCAAAGAAAACTCGACGAAGCGGAAGAAGACGACGATGATGGGGATAAATTGACTATTTTCAGCGATACACCTTCTTTAAAATTAGATGCTCTAGATGTTCAAGTTTTAGATAATAATTTGTCACTTAAAAAACCACCTCTTTTAACAGGTGTTGAAACTTTGTAATGCGGTAAAATATTAATATGATTCTTTTGACTTATATTAATGAATACATATACATTTGTGGGAGCTTTAGTAATTGCTGGATTATATCTACTAATGCGGTTTTTAGAAATGAGATTTATTCTTAAAGAAAATAAACCGCTAAAAATTTTATTACGAGAGGCTGTTATGGTATATTTATGTGTATTGGGAGGTGATTTCATCATACAACAATTAGAGCCATTAAAAGCCACATTGGGTGCTCCCTCCGTTTTTACAGCTCCTCCTGATTTTTAAATCGAAGATATATATATATGTCAACTTTATATCGTAAACTAATAAAAAAAAAATTAAGAAATATGCCAGTTAAAGCAAGTGAACCAACAGTTAAAATTAAGTTATCAGTAGAAGATAAAATGAAGAAACATGACAGCGAAGTTTTTTTAGTGAAACCGCCTATACAACCATTTGTTTCTAATGATAATGCACTTTTAAAACGCAAAAGGGAGTGGTCAATAAATAAACCAGGAAAAGTAATTGGTTCAACGCAAGAACAATACGACCTGCACGCATAATCCAAACCAATGTTGCAAAAACGCGCTGGGGAGGCAAAAAGAAACGCCGAAAAACTATAAAGAGGAAAAAAAGAAAAACTAGAAAAAATGGCGGTGGAAAAAAACACAAAAGAAAAGAAAGCGCATAAGACGACGAACGCAGTAATTTTATATATCTTTAGAAGTGTCATGATTTATGTGAATTATCAATTCATATTAATCGTTAAATTCAAATTTTAACAATGGACGTCTGCATTACCAGTTTCACTCATGTCAGGCATTTTATCCACATCTACAAATTGGGTTTTTTTACTTACTTTTTTACGGGAAACAATATATTTTTTGAAAAATGGTCCTTCTAATTGTGCTTGGGGTGTATGTTTGTGTACGGTTCGGGCAATCATTTTGTATAACTTAAAATCGGGATACCTTTCGTCGCCATTTTTCTTGTATAATATATTACGACCTTTGTCATCTTTCGTCCATTCTACCATCAATTTTGCCAAATTATCCATTGGGTCAATATCATTTGGGTCCTCTATAAAATAATCAAATAATGAGCATGCTAATCTACATATATCAAAACTCATATTAGGTTCTAATCTTGGCTTTTTCGGATTAAAATAAGGCTCGCAATTATATTGGGTAGCTGCGTCACCTTTTGAATGGTAACTATCACTGCAGATAAAACGACCTTGATATTTATAGATAGCGCGTCCAAAATCAATAATTTTGAATATTTTTCCAAATGTCGGAACTTTATAATATGTTTGATTGTATCGATAATATAAAAATTGCTTTTCTGTTTTTTTAAACATAATATTATTTGTATGCAAATCATTATGAGTGAAATGAAAAACTTTTTGATATATAATTAACATCATGATAATTTGTAATAAACAGGCTCTCCATTCATCGGCATCCAGCTCATTTTCTTCATTTAATAACGAGTCCAGAGTTCCATCTAAACACTCTAAGCATATTACTTGTGTTGGAAAATCAAACAATACACTATTGACTTCTATATCTGAATCAAGGCTAGATATGGTGGAGGATTCTTCTTCTTCGCTACTGTCATCGTTGGAAGAAATACTCTCTTCATTATCTGAGCATTGAGAATGTGTATTTGATGATCGTGAGGAACAAGTCGAATCGGTTTTGCTTGATTGGTTGCGAGGTAAATCAAATTCAAAAACTAGGTCTGGTTGTGTTGGATTACTATTGCTAGAAATATCAGATAAATGAAACACTTCTTTAAAATCTTCATTGTTAACAGAATCAATACTTTTGTTGCTAACATTTTTACCAATGTTTAGTTTTTTCTTATAATTTCTTGTATCAAAATCTACTAACATTCCTATATCAATATTGTCAATTGTGAATTTATCTTCTTGATTTTTATGAAAATATGTTGAATTATGTAAATAATCTATATCATCAGCGGCATTATAAACAAATTTTTGCTGAATTCCAAGAAATGACCCAAAGAAATCTAAACCGTGTGGAAAATAACAATTATGATATAATTGGCTTGTTAAATAAGAAAAGAAACTATCTGCATATGCAGAATTATTTGGGTCAAGTACTTTCTTATGACAAATACTTTCATTGAGTTCGGGTAATGCAATACGTTCTGTTTCCCCTAAATCTTTATATTTTCCTACCATATATTTTACAGGATCCAATAATGGAGAGAATTTAAAAAAACATAATTTATTCTCGTTTTTTCCATTGGCATTCACAATACAATTAAATTTATTGCGTTTATCCGTCTTTGACACATTTGTAATATGATATTTGTGATTCAAGTTAAGATTCTTGTAATTAGAGTCTTTAAGAGAAAAAAATTGTTTGTAAAGTGGAATATAATTTTGCACATTAGAAATTCCTATATCGTTCAGAGAACTAAAAAGAGGGGCATTATCATTTTTTTTATAATATAAGTTAAACATTAGTGTTTATTGATAAAATTTATATTATCTTTAAACTTATTGCGTAAATTCATATTAATTTTAATATAAATGAAAAATAATATGAATTTGGAATTAAAAAAGTTCGATATGAAAAATATCAAATACAAATCGAGTGAGACTCAGGGACCAGTTATCGTTTTAATAGGTCGGCGTGATACAGGAAAATCATTTTTAGTAAAGGATTTGTTGTATCACCATCAAGATATCCCAATAGGAACGGTTATTTCGGGAACAGAAGCTGGAAATGGTTTTTATTCTAACATGGTTCCTAAATTATTTATCCACGATGAATATAATACTGTTATAATTGAGAATATTTTAAAACGGCAAAAAATGGTCATTAAACAAATAAATAAAGAGGTTGCTGCATACGGAAGATGTAATATAGATGGTAGAGCATTTGTTATTCTGGATGATTGTTTATATGATAATAGTTGGGCTCGGGATAAATTGATGCGTCTTCTGTTTATGAATGGTCGTCATTGGAAAATAATGTTAGTTATAACAATGCAATACCCTTTAGGGGTTCCTCCAAATTTAAGAACAAATATAGATTATACTTTTATTCTTCGCGAACCTTATATTAACAATAGAAAACGCATATATGAAAATTATGCCGGCATGTTTCCAACATTTGAGAGCTTTTGTCAAGTAATGGATCAATGTACGGAAAATTTTGAATGTTTGGTAATAGCCAATAATGCTAAATCTAATAAATTAGATGACCAAATATTTTGGTATAAGGCAGATGCGCATCGAGATTTTAAACTCGGTTCTAAGGAATTTTGGGAAATGTCAAAAGATATTGGTTCTGACGACGAGGAGGAAACATTTGATCCCAAAGCACAAAGAAAAGGTCCACGGATAAACGTCAAGAAAAGTCGCTGGTAATTAAACTCTATCTCCTACCTTATCAACTTTACCTCCTCCCAACTCTGCTCTATCAATCAAATTTTGTTTATATAAACTTTTATAGTCAAAGGTGCAATTGTGATTTTCTGAGTATATATGTAAATTGCAAAATCTCTTTTCACATTTACAATCAAATGCCGTGATTGATAACTTTTTCTTACATCCTTTTAATTGACATCTCTTGGGAGTTGTCTTCTTTTTATCTTGGGTATTAGAAGTCTGTGAGGTATTTTCAATAATTTTATTGTCAATCGCTATTGTCATTGGTGGTAATTTATCAGTGAAATTAAGTTTTGGTTTATGGGCATTCATCTTTAATTACAAATAAATATATAATTTTATAAATCAATTTTATAAATCATTTAATCTTCTTTCTTTTCAGTGATTTCCAAATCCACTTTATCTTCTTGTGCGGCTTCTTGTGCGGCTTCTTGCGCTTTGTCAGACTCGCGCGTTCTAACATTAGCTCCTTCAAAAAGTTCCTTTCTAATATCCGCAGAAGATACTTCTCCATTTAATCCTGATTCAGTAGTATTCATATTAGCAACTCCAACTAAATTACCATCACTATCGATATTTTGCGTTAATTTATTGCCACTATCCTGTGCAATTTTAACATTTTCTGCAATAGCCGCACGTTTTGCTTCCCTAACGCGTTTTTCAAATGCAATCTTGGCTTGTGTCTCATTCAAATTTTTTTCACTCATCAATTGATTTAACTCGTCTTCCAAATATTCCACACGACCTGTTTTATACGCCTCTGGATTCCAAGGCATCCACAAACCCACCGGACCTACATAAACATCATGGTTTGGGTCTACCTCTCTAAGCATTCTACATCTTAATTCAGCTTCCTGTTGTGTAGGATATGATCCTCGTATTTTAATTCCACGAGTACTCGTTTGAAAATCAAATGTAGTATTAAAATCTTGTTCTAGAGTTTCTTCTTTAGCATCAACGAAATTTTTGTAATCATCATCAAGTGTAGTTTTGACAAGTTTATCCGATTCTGATTTAGCATATTCTTGAAAATCAACCATAATCTTATCGAAATTCAGATTATATTTAAAAGAAAGAAAGTTTAGAAATTGTGTGAATTTTTCTGTTGATTTAGTAAAATCCCAATGTTTTAGGAATTCTTGAAAGTAAAACAGTTCTTTCTTTTTTAGAATTTTTTCTGGTGACACAAAACTCACACAACAATATTTCTGTCCCGCAATTGGCTTATCTTCCTCCAATAAATCAACATATTTAGGATTATTAACTCCTTTGGACAAAAATTGGCTCTCATAGCTATTTTTATCTGTCATTATATTTTATTTCTAGTCATATTATTTTAAGTTTTTTTTATTACATATATATATTTTTTTCTTGCTGAATTATATAAATGCTCGGACAATTAGGACAAATTTTAGACATTGGCGAACTCGTCAGACGCATCGTTAAATACGTTGTTGAAGGTATCATGGTTGCCATCGCAGCCTACGCAATTCCAAAACGATCCATGAATTTAGATGAGGTTATGCTTATTGCTTTGACCGCTGCTGCAACATTCAGTATTTTAGATACTTATGTTCCAAGCATGGCTGTTTCTGCGCGATCTGGAGCTGGATTTGGAATGGGAGCGAACCTAGTTGGATTCCCTCGTTAAGTTAATATTCATATAATTTTTATTGTAATAAGAATTATATTGTTGGGATAAATTCCCATTGCAATTCTTTACAAATTTTTTTCCAAATATCATCTTGCTCGATACGCTTTACAGGATCCTTTAACATCGGAAAAAAAGATAAGAATTGATTCTCTCCTAGTAGTTCACACATTTTATATAGTACATAATAGTAATTTAAAAAATTCACCCGGTCATCGGGACAATGTTTAGCATAAGGTTTTTGTATATCCATAAAAAGACAGCATAGTGTTTCTTCCAATCGAGGTTTCATAATAGGGGGTTTTATACCTAATTTATCTTTAATAAAAGGAATATGTTCGTAATATTTATTGTATCCTAACTTTTTTAAAATATCTTTCGCCTTTTTATTAGTCATTTGCTCTAACGTTATCCTCTCCTTCTTTATTTGTAATGTAATATTTTTGAGTACCTCATCCGGGATTTGTGTAGTCTCTTTTGCTTGAAATTGAGCCAATATTTCACGAAAATGATTTATGCGCTTATAAGCATAAAAACACACTTCTTTAGGTGGTTCTTTATATGATGGTTTTTCATGTTCTATGATAAAATTAATTTGATGGGAGCAAACTTTGCAAATCATTACACCTTCTGATTCTACTGGGATTAATTCACCGCTGCATTTATCACACACTTCGTGTAAATGAATATAATCATTTATATTCAAAAAGGATTCATCGATATTATTAAGATATTTTTGAGTATTATTTACTTCTTGTTTTTTAGATTTTGTTTCATTCTTTTTATTAAAAAATGAAAACAATACCTTTGTTTTGCTATCATTTCCATCTGCTAGTTCCTTTTTTTTTTCATAATAATCAAATACATATTTGGAATTATCCAGTAAATAATTTTTACGCTCCTTTTCATACTGGTTAATTTGTTTTGCATGTTGTCTAATTTTATCTTTTAATTCTAATGTTTCATCAATTGGTAAATTTTTTGTTTTTAATTTAGTCTTATATTTTTTTCGTTCCTCCTTTAATTTAGGTATTATTGTCTTCTCATTTTTTTTAAACTCTATCATCTTTTCCTGATGTTTACTATCAACAGTGACATTAGATTTTTTTGATATCAATATTTTTTTATTGGCTTTTGGTTTAAAGGACGGCATTATAGTATATTAATCTCTTTTATTTAATTATATATTTTGTTAATGTTCAAATAAAGTTAAATTTAATATTTATCTTTCTCTCCGATATTTAATGGATATTGACAAAGATATCAATAATACTATGCAAATTGATGCTATTAAATTACACAAGATGGCATTTATTTATAATGCTTTAGAAGAAGGGTGGCGGATAAAGAAAAAAAAGGACATGTATATTTTCACAAAAAATCATGAAGGACAGAAAGAAGTTTTTTTAGATAATTATTTAAAACAATTTTTGGAAAATAATTTCGATATAAACAAAATTATAAATCAAATGTAATTAACCAAAATCAATGGTAAAATAATGTTAAATATAACATTATTTTTTTTGTGCCTTATCATAACTTTAATTAAATTAAAATTAAAATGAAAATTTTTTTTTCTTTAGCAATAGTATAACTAATGGGAGGAGGATTAATGCAGCTCGTTGCCTATGGCGCACAAGACGTTTATCTTACAGGTAATCCACAGATTACTTTCTGGAAAGTTACTTACCGCAGACACACCAACTTTGCTATGGAATCAATTGAACAAACATTTAACGGACAAGCCGATTTCGGCCGCAGAGTCCAATGCACTATCTCCAGAAACGGAGACCTTGCATACCGCACCTATCTTCAGGTCACTCTCCCAGAGATTGGTCAAGAAGGATGTTGTGGAACGACACCAGCCACATGTGCTAAAACTTACGCACGCTGGTTAGACTACCCCGGTGAGCAGCTTATCTCAATGGTTGAAGTTGAGATTGGAGGACAGCGCATCGACAGACAGTATGGTGACTGGATGCACATCTGGAACCAGCTTACCCTCACCGCCGAGCAGGAGCGTGGATACAACAAGATGGTTGGACAAACCACCCAACTCACTTACTTGATTGATCCTTCATTTGCTGATGTTGACAGTGCCTGTGCCGCAGCTAATGTCCCAGCAGCAGTATGTGCCCCTCGTAATGCTCTTCCTGAAACTACACTTTACATCCCACTTCAGTTCTGGTTTTGCCGTAACCCTGGACTTGCATTGCCATTGATTGCACTTCAGTACCACGAAGTTAAGATCAATCTTGAGCTTCGCCCATCAGACGAGGTTTTGTTCGCTGTTACCAACCTAACCGAGGGCAGCGCCACCAATGGGCAATCTGTCAAAGACGGGGCCGCATACCAAAAATCTTTGGTTGCTGCATCCCTCTATGTGGACTATGTTTTCCTTGATACCGATGAGCGTAGACGCATGGCACAAAACCCACACGAATATTTGATTGAGCAACTTCAATTCACCGGCGATGAATCTGTTGGGTCTTCATCCAACAAAGTTAAACTCAATTTCAATCACCCGTGTAAAGAGATTATCTTCGTTGTTCAGCCAGACAAAAATGTTGACTACTGTCAGTCATTCTTGAAGGACCAGGACTTGAACCGCGCTCTTGGTGCACAGCCATTCAATTACACTGACGCCCTAGATGCTCTTGTTCCATCGTTTTCAGCATTCTCCGGGTTTGACCAATTGACCATGAATAGCGCGGGCGTTGTCGACACCAATGGCGGATTTATTACATCAAGCGGACTCTTCCAAGACCCAGGAGCCGATGGCGCGTCCGTCGTGGGGCTTCAGTGGGGCGAGATTCTCAATAATACTGTCTGCTCTGTTCCCGCACTTTCTGTCCCATTCCCTATTTCCCAAGTTCCAGACTCTAATGTTTCCGATGCAGGCGCATTCGTTCTCGCAGAGACCGCACTTAACATGCACTGTTGGGGACAAAACCCAGTTGTTACTGCCAAGCTTCAGCTTAACGGACAAGACCGCTTCTCTGAGCGTGAAGGAACTTACTTCGACTTGGTGCAGCCATACCAGCACCACACCAGAAACCCAGACACTGGAATCAACGTTTACTCGTTTGCACTTCGCCCAGAAGAGCACCAGCCATCTGGAACTTGCAATTTCTCTCGTATTGACAACGCTACTCTTCAGCTTGTTCTTTCCACCAATGCCATTGGAGGAGATGAAACTGCTAAGGTCCGTGTCTACGCTACCAACTACAATGTCCTTCGCGTCATGAGTGGTATGGGCGGCCTTGCCTATAGTAATTAAGCACATCCCGTTCATTATGTGTTATTTATTTAATTTGATTTAAAGAATATGTTATAATTTATATTATAATATGCTCTCTTCTACTGAAAAAAAACCGTGTAAATGGACAAACGTCAAAGGCAATCCCTGTTCTTGGAGAGCTTTGCCAGATAAAAAATGTTGTAAAAGACATTCGCGATGGGAAGACATTTCCCCCGAAAACTCTGATTTAAAAAAATGTTCTGGTTGTAAAAATTTATTTATTACGACAGAAATCAGAAAAACGTGTGATAAATGTAAAAAATACGCCGAAAAGGACCGAAAGAAAGAAAAAAAAAAAAATAAAAACAAGAAAAAGAAAAAAAAAAGATAAAAACAAGGATAAGAAAAAATGTGTCGGATTTAATTTGAAAACAAAATTACCATGCAAACATTTCGCGTTAGACAGTGACGATTACTGTGGTGAGCATCAAAAATTAAAAAAATTTACCGAGTTGTCAAAGAACGGTAAAGTTTGTACTAATTGGATAAGAGGTTGTTTCAATATATTGGATGAAAATGATAAATCTGCGTGCAAAGATTGTAAAAAAATGCAGAATGAAAAGGATAGAAAAAGATATAAATTAAAACAAGAAAAGGCAATTTCATACAATTTAGTTATTAAGGAAGATTCAATGTGTATAGTATGTAATTCAATATGCAAAACCGACGAAACCACAAACAAAAAATGTCAACCATGCTATACAGCATATAAAATAGCTCAAAAAAAAAGAAATCCAAAGGACCCATACAATAAACATTTGTGGGAGTGTAAAAGTTCGTCAAAAAAAAGAAATTTGTCTTGGGAATTAACTGACGATACCGCTTTGGAATTATTTAAAGGTTCGTGTCACTATTGCGGACATAGCAAAACACAAAATGGAATTGATCGAAAAAATAATAATTTAGGGTATATTACAGGAAATGTTGTTAGTTGTTGCTCAACATGTAACATGATGAAATATACATTGGGGTACGATGACTTCTTTAAAATTATTAATATTATCTCATTGAGAATGTGTTTTCATTCTAATCATACTGTGAAATTAAATAATTCACCAAACGTTTTATTTAAATGTGCAAAATTCCAACACACATACAATACCTATATCAATAACAGTTGTAAAAATAGAAATTTACTCATGAATTTAAATGAAGAACAATTTTACAGTTTTAAACAAATGGAATGTTATTATTGTGGGTATTTTGGAGAGAATAAAAATTGCGGAATTGACAGGTTGGATTCATCTGTGGATTATACTATAGCCAATTGTATACCTTGCTGCACCACATGTAATTTTGTAAAAAGAGATTTACCTCTCGGAAAATTTAAAACACACGTCAATCAAATATATACGTTTAATTTTGAAAAATAATCCTCAAAAAGTATTAAATAAAACTAATGATGTTATAATATAATGTTCAAAATCTTAATGGATAATTTAATTATCGTAATCCCTTGTCTACTCGTTGTACTATTTTTAATATACAAGAATAAAATACAAGAGTTTAAACCAGTGGAAACCAAAGAACCCTTTATACCTAGCAAGAAATTTATTGGAGAGAATCGAGGCTACGTATTTAAAAATGACAAAAAGGGATTAGGGTATTATATAGATAATACCCTCAACGCAATAAATTATTATAAAAATATATAATATATGGAGTTAGAACAAGTCATTATGGTAGTGCTCATATTAATTATTGTTTATATGCTGGTACAAATGTCACAACAAAAACCACAGGCAGACCGCGTTGTTTATTTACAATCCCCATACATAGGTCGCGGTTTTGGACAAGGACCGATGTGGCGAGGACCTAGACCCGGTCGTAGACGCGGCAGACGGCGATTTTGGTTTTAATTTGATAAAAATTGAATTATATCATAATTGTATATAAATCCCAAAAATGGAATTCCAAACATTGCTCGCAATTTTATCCATACCATTAGCAATATTCCAGATATGGGTAGTTATAAATTCGAAACCATGTAATTTAAACCATATAAGAGCAATTAATGGTTAATTATCAATATGAATTCAACCAAATATCGCAAGATTGTTCTAACTGAGAATTGGGCAGATAACAACTTCATCATGATTAAAGAAAAAGTATCCTGTTTTCCTTGTCCGTATTCTATAAACTTTCAAATATCTCATCCTAAGATTTTATCTGGAGAAGCCTTTTGGGTTGCTCATGATGAACTATGTATTGGATATTATTTGGGAACAAATCCTGATGTATTCAGACCTATATTTTCACATCAACGACAAATATTATTAGATATTGTCCATGATGGCGAAGATGAGTATAATATTAGTAATCCACATTTGAGATATGCAAGAAAAAAATATTTGGTTGGTTTGGATAGGGAAAAAGAAATGCCCATGGATTGTATTGAAATTATTTTATCATTTATTCACACAGCACTTACAATTTACCACGAGTCAAATAATTAAGCAACAACTAAAAATATATTTCTAATTTAATAATATAATGAAAACCGAAAATATTCTCATTATACTTGCATTAGTTGTTGTAATTTTATTATTATTTAGTAATTTCTCTGTGACAAAACCCACACCCATTGTATTTCAAACTCCCTCATTTTTATCTAATTCCTTTGATGATGGACCACAGCCATGTCCTTTCCCTTTTGGATGCAGTGGTAAAGGAAGACCTGGAAGAGGAGGTTGGTTCCCCCGGTCTATAATCGGTGGTGGAAGAAGAATGGGTGGAAGAGGAGGAAGAGGCGGAGGCAGAAGAGGAGGTGGACCTTAAAATATCTAGTATATATAAGATGCCGCGCATTGTGTTACTTACGGATGAACATATAATAGAAGGGGTAATAGGAATGTTATCGCTAATTATGGTATCATACATAATTAGCTATACTATTTCAGCACCCACTTCTATAATATTAGGGATGGCTTTTATCATTTCATGGTATTTTAGAAGAATAGGCGTTAATATATATCGTCATATAAAAAAAAAACGAGGTATTTCCGTTTCACCAATCACGTATGACATAATTTAATAGGAAACGAATTAACACTGCGAATCTACGCATGTTTTAATTAATATTGCCTTCATACTTACTACATAAATTTATGAAAATTGACTTAAATAAAATTATATTATACTGTATATAATATGCAAATCTTCGTAAAAACTCTGACAGGCAAAACTATTACATTAGATGTTGAACCATCTGATACTATTGAAAATATAAAAGTAAAAATTCAAGATAAAGAAGGCATCCCTCCTGACCAGCAAAGGCTTATTTTTGCTGGAAAGCAATTGGAAGACGGCCGAACTTTAACCGATTACAACATTCAAAAGGAAGCCACTCTCCATTTGGTACTCCGACTACGAGGCGGATGTTAAATATTAATACTTACACAAATAACCGATTCATATTATTTACCTCAACTTTATTTGTGCTAGGCATAAATAATGTATCAATAAATCCCTTAAATCTTAGTCGAATACTATATTCCTTTTTCGTATCCATTCTCCCTATTCGTCCCAAAGCTTGAATTAATTTTTCTTGTGTTAAATCTTTCAAATCTTTTCCAATATATCCATGGCAAAATTGATAATTTGTTCCATAAATATAATCAGTTGAAGCAATAATCAAATATAATTGTTGGTTCTGCGCCAAATCCTTCATTATTGCAACATAATCCCGCGAGGTATGCTTAGTAAATACTCCGATACCCATTAATAACAGTACTTTCCAAATGGGCTCAACATCTAATAACATAATCTTTTCTACAGCAGATTCCGGTATATCTGATGTAAAAGACCGCCCCAACCATTCTGATTTATAATATTTTTTAAGATGGTCGAGTGTATTTGGCACAAATTCTTTATCTAACTCTATCTTAACCAGATTACCTCGCAACCCGTCCATTTGTCTTTGCAAATCTTTCTTTTTGGTCTCCATGTCTGTTGGGGTATTTCTGCTCAACTTTTTAGTCTTTTGCGACCTATTTTTGTCCGAACCCTTTTTTTTTGATGATTCTTCCACATTGTCCATAGTAGCCAGTTCTCGGTCAATAATACCAATTTCCTGTCGCAATAAATCATTTGAATAAATAGCTTTCATTATTACATCCAAAACAGCCGCGGGAATAGATGCTAATTTCAGACAAAATTTACCAATTTTTTCCACGTCTTGTGCCATATAAATCGTTGGTCCATCTGTTAAGGTGTATGCGTCAGATGTAGTTAAATTTATAGTTGATTCGTATACAGCACTTCGTTTCTTTTGGAAATGTTCATACACTTTCGAATAATTATCTTTTAAAGCTAATAATAATTTCAAATAATATTGTTTAATACTAATAACATTTATTTCTGCAATTTCTTCAAAATAACTATTAATTTTATATCTATCTGTAAGGTCAACATGTTTATTAACATACATTATAAAACGCGTAACTTCTTTTAGATCAAAATGTCTCAGTAGTGTCTGATAATTTTTAATATGTTTAATGGATTTTTTGAGATTTGAAAAGTCTTCATAAACTAAATGAGGAAGAATTGCGAAACCATTTGTATCCAAAATAGGGATTGTTTTTGCACAGTCGTGGCTGAGAACGCTATCTACATTTCGTGCATTGAATTTACTTACAAAACTTTGAATACACGGTGCAATATCTTCCTGTTTTGGCAATGTTGCAGATGATAATATTATATTCGGAATTAAATTTTCCTGCCAATTTTTTCTCAATATTTCATGATATTTATGTTCCGGATAATCTAAAGTAATGGTTGGTTCGTCCCAATACCAAGTCAATTCATCTGGCGCATTGAATGCTAACATATATCTCATTGCAGGTAAATAAGATTGAATATCAGAGATTATAATTTGAACATTATCCCCCACACTATTATCTACGCGGAAAATACCCCCGGTACGCCTATTTTTAACAACATCTTTTGCTGCGAAATAATGCAATCTAATACCCGCTGGGTCTTGACAACCAAATGCAACAGCTATCTTAATATTCAATGCTATACAAGATTTCGCCAATTGTAAACCAATATGCTTTGCCGCGCATACAAATATGATTCTTCGTTTTTTAGGTATGGATTTTAATTCATCTTTTAATTTGTTAATTTTGTTGTTAATCGACTCTGCTTTATCAGGGTCCATTTGGGATAGTAAAATAGATGATTCCATTATTTTTTCATTTAAATTTTTCTTGATTCTATCTGCATCAGAGTCATGTGGAGAAACTAAACCTATTGGGGTTAATGTTTTTCCCATCCCTGTTGGGGCTTGGTATAAATATAATTTAGGACCAGGAACTTTACACAATGTCATTAGGCGTTTTTGATGTTCATATAATTTTGTATCGCGGTACTTATGAACATCTTTATTTTGCTCAATAAGTTCAAACGCATATTTGATTAATTGTTCTTTTTTAATTTGAGATTTAAAATGACCAAGAACAGTATGTATCAACTCTGCTACATACGGATTTATATTACGTATTTCATACTTCAATATTTGACCAAGAGTATAGTATGAATAATATGTATTCTTATCATCGGGGGATTTTTTATTACACTTTAAGAATTGTTTCAATATTGATAATAACACAAATTCCACAATCTGTTTGTGCATTGAATCTATTTTTTTATCTACATTGGATATTCGAATTAATTCGCGCCTTTTCAATAATTTTATTTTCTTCTTCTTCTTCTCTGGGAAAATACCCACCAAATATTTCTTTTTAAGAGCATCCATGTCTTTTTTAAAATATTTTTCGTAGAAATATTCGTGATGCATATCGCTATTCTCTGAAATTTTAATAAAATTTATTAAACTTTGAGTATCATTAAACAGGATATTAATATTATCATATCCATCATGAATCATCTCCAAAATTCGTTGTTCCTCCTTCGAAACAGGCCTTTCTAAGGCGTCCCATTCTTCTCCACTGAGTTTTTGTTGACTTAAGTCCATATATATAGTTTATGTATAATATTAATCAACTAATATCTCTATAATCAATTTTTTAATAAGCTTATTTTACTAAATTGAAAACGACTTAAATTATAAATTATTTAGATAATACAAAATGGTATACATATTTAGCATCGAAGGCAATATAGGATCAGGAAAATCGACATTAGTCAGAGTTCTTAGTAAAAATTTACACCGTGTGGCTCACACACCAGTTGTCTATGTCCAAGAACCGGTGTCTGAATGGGATAATATTAAAGACCATGATGGGAAAACAATATTAGAAAAATTTTATGCAGATCAACCCAAGTACGCTTTTTCGTTTCAAATGATGGCATATATTTCAAGATTATCACTATTAAAACGAGTCATTAAAGAGAACCCAACGGCTATTTTAATTACAGAACGCTCCGTCTTTACAGATAAAGAAGTATTTGCAAAAATGTTATATGATGAAGGTAAAATAGAGGAAGTAAACTACCAAATATATTTGAAATGGTTTGATGAGTTCATCGAAGATATCCCTATAACTGGGTTAATTTATATAAATACTACACCTGAAAAAAGCAAAGAACGAGTTGATATTAGAGCTCGTCCCGGAGAGAATATACCATTAGAGTATTTAAAACAATGTCATAACTATCATGCTGGATGGATTAATAATTTTAAAAAACCAGTATCCCTTTTCGATGGTAACATTGATTTTATAGATTCGCTTGATATACAATCATTAAATAAAATTAATAGTTTTATATTGAACCACATTGAACCAAAAACACATTATGCTACCGATCCATATATGTACACCAAGTGCACATCCTAAATTTATTATCACATAATTATATATAAATGATAATTAAAACAGTTCTCTCAAATATGATACCAATATTAACAACGATAGGTATTATTTTTATTTTAACGGATAAAACCCCCGGCCATTTACAAAAAAACTTATTACGTTGGGTAGCAGGAGCGGCTCTATTATACGGAGGCTTGATACATGTTTTAATGCCCGAAACGGCTGCTTCAGAGATTGGTTGGAAAACTTCACCGTTTCAAAAAGAAGTGGGTTACTATGATATATTTGTTGGTCTAACTTGTATTCTAGGTTCTACAAAATTTGGAAAGAAATTTGCTCCTGGTGCCATATTAATATATAGCGGATTTGCTTTTGCTGCTGGTATAAATCATTTATACGAATTTATTCATAAGGGTAATACTAGTAAAAATAACACCGGTTTTGTTTTGTGGTCTGATTTATTGACACCGCTTGCGTTAATGTATACATTATTACCCTAATCTACGTTTTCTAACAATAATCTATTTTGCAAAACAGACTCTGCTCTATATTTTAGTATATCCAATTCATCACTAGTTGTAGGAAATTCATCTTTTCCGTAAATATCCTGCAATAATAACCACTCAAATAAGCCACCCGTGTATACAAACACGGAACCACACCCTAATGTTAATAATTGTTCGTACTTTTTAAAAATGCTTTCGTCATTCGCATTTTTACCATAAATAATTATATGAATTTTATTGTTTAAATGCTTGTTAATAATAGCCTCTTCATCTTTTATTGCAATTGTATCAGGTATCAAACAATTTTGCTCCGTAATAGTTAATGTATTAATCAATACATAGTTCCTTTTTTTATGCTTAATCACAAATTGTATATCTTCAAATCCTACTTTTCTGATTGACATCTTATTTCCCATAAAAAAGTTTATTATAAAAGTAATTGATTTTGTCTTTATTATTTTATCTAATTACTGTTCTTAATTGAGTTTTCCCGTCGGAAATCCTTCTTTTGCAATTGCTTGCATATTTCGCATAGCACACGCAAAACTAGTACCACTATGTGGATTATCAAGATTGCATCCTGTAAGTTATCTGAAATTTAATCAAACTTCACTACTATTTCAACTTCTTCCTTGCGAATGCTTTTTGTGGCTGAACAAGATAATTCTTGTCTTTTCTTTCTTGTTTTTATTTTTTTTTTAATAACACGGTTTTTGGATGTGGAATTTCGTCTGTTCATATCGTTCTCTATTTCGTCTAAATGTTCTCTTATATAATCCAAAATCTTATTCTCTAGTGCCCATTTGAAGAAATTTAGTTGACCAATAGTTGTCTGAATATGCAATTCATTTTTATAAGGAATAACAATTCTATCCCAGCGACAAAATGGGTCAAATCGTTTTTTAGAATACGCTTTTAATTTTAATTTATAATCAATATATACTTTAAACCTTTTAACTCGACCGTGTTTATCTTTCAAATCGTATCCAATAAATTTAGCTTTTGCGTAATTTGTTACAAACCAATCTATTAATCTTAAAGACTCCCTAGAATGACCATTAATTATCGATAAAATTTTACTTAAATTATCATCGCTACCATAATACTGCAACAATGTATTTAATAATAGATTATTCTGCGTAGCATATTGTGTATTATTCATTTATATATATATGAATTGTGCCTCTGAGCTTTAAATACTTATTATTCATCACCTTTAATATTGCTGTCTTTTGGTCGTAAGAATTCGTCCTGGACTTGTAAATCATCCAGATAATTATGGTCTGATAAAAATGGATTAATACTTGTCTGTATTAACATCTCTCTTTGACTAAGGCGTTCGCTATTTAATTCACGGTCATTCTGTCGTCGGTTTTCTATTTTTTCGTCCAATGGTGCAGCATTTTCTTGTATTTTAGCTTGTTTATTTGTTTCTCGGAGAGATTTTTTCATTATTCCTCCATTTCCCCATACCCAATAAATATATTTTTGAGACATATAAAAATAAATATATTTATATTTTTTTAATCAATCTCATTTGTTTTGTGAATAAAAATTTATCATCATTTAAACATCTTCTCTCCAAATTACACTTCAAACAACAGATAACTACATTGTCAATAGTATGACCCATTTCATTATTCAACCTATCTAATGTCCATTGTATAGGTTCCCTGCTATTTTCGTATAAAAGAAGAACTTTTTTTTTACAATAATAACATTTCAACTTCGATATCACCAATTTTTCTAGCAATTCTGATTCTTGAATAAAATCAGAAGAATACTTATTTTTCTTTGTATCTTGATGCTTGTAGCTATTTAACTTTCTAAGTATTTCACGCTTTGCACATACAGAACCTACAAATGTTTGCTCCAGATATAATTGATTTATAATAGGAATATGATTATCCATATTTAACAAATAATCCTTATTATTCCATTTTTTAACAATTTTTCGTTCTTGTTTTTTAATTGTCTTGATAATAATTTTTTTATGCATATATATTAATGACGCCAGATAATTATTCGCAAAATATCGTAAATATTCATCATGAAAAAAAAAATCAAATAAATGTTGATATTAAAAAAACAGTTGTTGGATTTATTTTATTTTTTATTACTTTTGTTATTTTAATTCCTGTTATATTGTTTAAAAGTCAAATCTATGGTATTTTGGAAGCATATATGCCAAATATAGATCTTATAGCAACCGTAATTTCTTGGCATGGTGGTCCTTTAAAAGTATGGGAACATTTATACCCACCAACCCCAGTAACTATGTATGGGTTCTCTTCACAAACTATAATTAATTACATGGCGTTATTAGGTCTAACATATATTATAACTCGCGAAACACAGCGTTCTGGTAGTATGGCGAGGGGATGGTCAATGGCGTTTATCATGTTATTAATGACATATCTTTTGCCGGGACAATTTATATCATGGATAATGGACAAAACCAATGACTTAATATCCAATTATTTCAAATTTAATTTTATCAGTAGTGAGTCAATTGTTGTTATTATGGGTTTTTTCATTGTAGCAACAATCATTGCAAGCGAAGCATACATTCTTCATAACTTTAAAAAAAACCTTGAACTCATGGCTAAAAAAATAATGACTATTCCTAACTTGTTAAAAAAAATAATATAAACCGATGCCTTTATATTAATATATCAATGAGTGAAGAATGCCAAGAACTTAAAAATATAAAATACCAAACAATGCTGTTAAATAATAATTCCAAAATTATTTCAACTAAAGCAAACTCTGATAATTTGGATGATTTTTTAACAAAAGAAAAAGCTCAAAATAAAAATAAACCTTGGAGCAAATTGGGTCGGTCCACAAAACTTAAAAAAATAACCCATTTTGTAACACATTTTGCAACTGAGAAAAATTTAACAATCCCTGATAAAAAAAGATTACATACATATCTTAATGACTCCCTTGATAGAAAAAAACTACAACGTGTTAAAGATGTAAATTATGATGTTAAAACCTGTCGTATTAAAGCTATTCCTGGTTTGACATTTAATAAGATTAAACAAAAATTTACAATGCGCCGTGTGGATAAAAAAAAATCAACATTAAAAGGGTTGGCACCAAAGCGAAATAAAAATAAAATTGATATAAAAGAAAACTTATAAATAATAGTAATATACAAAATGAATGAATTACCTTCTTTGACAAATATTATTCATTCTTTATCTGTTCCAAAACAAATTCAAGAAGCAGATATAGACGAGCTAAGAGAGAGTGTTTATTTGATTATAGACGACTTTATAAGCAATAATATCGAAGAATATCGTTATAAAGATTTTACACATAGACTATTTGAACATACGTATCATATATTAGAAGTTCTTCATGACAATACAAATTTGCTTATCGAATTAAATTTGTCGGAGTTGATAGACGAGGGTATTTATAGTTATTTTGAATTCTATGGTATAAAACGTTCCGAAACGACCAAAATCACCACACCTAAAAACAAAAGACCATACTCTCAAATCTTAAAAAATATCAAGAAAAAAGACACACATGAACAAGGCACTATTGAGTGGTTTAATTTCCGGTGGAATCATATTACTGCTAGTAGTGCTTGGAAAGCGTTGGAACACGACTCTACAAAAAACCAAATCATACTGGATAAATGCAAACCTATTAATAGTACAAAATATTCCAAAATAAATATTACCTCGGCAATGCATCATGGTCATAAATTTGAACCCCTGTCTATATTGATTTATGAGCATTTATACGATACTGAAATAGGTGATTATGGGTGTATCGAAAATGAGGACCATCCGCATCTTGCGGCATCACCTGATGGCATTAATGTAAAATTAGATAATCCACGATATGGGCGTGCTTTGGAGATAAAAAATCCGACAACGAGGGAAATATGCGGCATTCCAAAAAAGGAATATTGGATTCAGATGCAACTGCAAATGGAATGTTTGAATTTAGACGAGTGTGATTTTCTAGAAACTTCATTTAAACAATATGAAACAGAAGAAGAATACTTGGCAGATGGAGAATTCAATAAAACCGCCGATGGTAATAGAAAAAACATTATAATATGTTTCAATGATGGTTCAAAACCAATATATAAATATACACCACTAAATATTTCTACGTTTTCACAATATGAAATATGGCGTGATGAAACAGTAGATGCCAATCCAAAGTTAACATGGATTGAAGACACATATTGTTATTTAAAAACCATATCGTGTGTATTGGTACGTAGAAATAAATTATGGTTTAATGCTATAAAACATAAATTCAAAGAAGTATGGGACATAATTTTAAAAGAACGAGAAGATGGATATGAACATAGAAAACCAAAAAAGCGCGTTAAGAAAGGTCCAACATTAGCAATTACAACCCCGCCGCTCAAACCTGCACCGAACACTGCGAATTTCAAAATTGATACTCAAACATTGAAATCTTTTGCTTTAGAAATATAATTATTTACCACAATAGTAATTTACTCGATTACAATGTTCTTTGGGAGGAACAATTGGGGCGTGATCGCAATGTCTTAACTTATATAATCCACCACACATATCAGAGGGCATGGTCAAACCATTACAGGGCGAGTCCCAATATCTTTTATTATTTGTAATTTGTGCGTAAGAACCAACCGCGAACGTTGGATATAATGTATATGCTCTTTCCATATCTAAATCGGATAATCCAGGGTTATTTTTCATTTGATATGTTGGATATAATAAACCTTTTGTATCACTATCGGGATATACACCGGGTGTTAAATTTAAAAATCCTTCCTTTTTATTTAGAATAACAGAGATGCCTAAAACAGCTAATACAGCTATCATTACTTTTAAACATAAATCTTTCTTCATATATAGATAACAAATATAATATATTACATTATGTCGTCTTTATTAGATAAAGCAAAGAAAACCAAAAGAAAGAAAACCAAAAGAAAACGCAAAAAGAGAAGAAAAACTCGTAGAAGATAATTTTATAAGTATTGTAAAATATAATATTTATAGAATAATTATTTAAAATTTTCCCGATATACAAGAATAAGAATGAATAATGAAGATTGTGTACTAAAACGAAATGGCAAAAAAGAAAATATTTCTTTCGATAAAATCCTTACTCGTGTGAAAAAACTAGGTGGTAATGATTTATCGGTGAACTACACCTCGCTTGTTCAAAAAATTATTGATCGCTTATATGACGAGATTCCGACTACTCAAATTGACGAATTAACAGCACAGCAGTGCGCATCGCTTATTACTACACACGGCGATTACGGCGAACTCGCAAGTAGGATTCTGGTTTCAAATCATCATAAAAATACACCAAAAACCTTCCATGAAACAATGTCAAAATTATATCATTTTAAGGATATTAATGATAGACAATACCCACTTATTTCTAATGAATTATGGGATATTGTAGATAATAATAAAGATGAGTTAGAAAATATTATCAATTATGAACGAGACTATTTAATCGATTATTTCGGTTTTAAAACATTGGAAAGAGCCTATTTAATGCGTGTTAATAAGAAAATAGTAGAAAGACCACAGCATATGTGGCTAAGAGTTGCATTGGGTATTTGGGGTAATAATTTTACGAAGGTTAAAACTACATATGACGCGATGAGTCAAAAATATTTCACACACGCGACCCCTACTCTTTTCAATTCCGGTACTCCCCGAAGTCAGCTATCTTCGTGTTATTTATTGGCTACGAAAGATGACAGTATTTCTGGTATTTATGAAACTCTATCCGATTGTGCGAAAATCAGTAAATGGGCGGGTGGAATTGGTTTACATATTCACAATGTAAGAGCTTCGGGTTCACACATACGAGGAACAAACGGTAATTCCAATGGGATAGTCCCGATGCTCAGAGTATTTAATAATACTGCGCGCTACGTTGATCAATGTATAACCCCAGAAACGATTATTTACACCACAAATGGACCAATGGAAATCCAACACTGTGTTGCGGGAGATACTAAAATATTTACAACGGATGGTTGTGAAACAATCAATAATGTACTCGAACATTCTTATACTGGAGATACATTGATTATTAATTCAATGCATTCATTCACACCACTCACAATTACACCAGAACACCCGGTGTATTGTCTTAAAAATCAATCAAAAGGATTAAACTATTCGGTAATCAAGAACAGAATTATTAAGCAAATCATAAAACCGGAATGGACGGACGCCAAAGATTTAACTACAGATGACATGCTTATATTTACAAAACCAAAATATGAAAAGGACGATATGCAACTAACCCAGGAAGACTGTTACATGTACGGGTTATTATTGGGAGACGGTTCTATGAACAATTCGTCCACCAGTTGTTATGTATCATTACATTCGACAAATAAACGGGCTAACCTAGATTTCATAAAAGAGTATTTGGTCAAAAAGTGTGTCAAATATTTTATAAATACTGAAAACAATACCTCCAGAATACGATGGGATAAAAGTCTAGCGTTACCATTTAGATATGCTACTCTTTACAACGAGAACAAAGAAAAATATATTCATGCGAAGTGGTTAAATCTTCCAATAGAAAAGATTAAATATATCATAAAGGGCTTAATTGACAGCGATGGTTGTATTACAAATGAAATTGTATTTGATACCACATCTATTAAATTGGTAGAATCGTTAAGATATTTATTACTGAGAATGGGCATACCCACCGGTGGTTACGTCCGTGATAGAATTGGTGAAAAACACGAAACAAGATATGGAGACACCATTGAAAATAAAAAAATATCGTATTGTTTAAGAATTCCAAAAACAAAGAATATTGCCGACCTCTTTTCGATTGAAAAGGGACAGTTTCATAAATTTTTTGAGCATGATAATCTTATTTACACGCGTATATCGGATATTAAACAGTCCACTTATGAAGGAACGCTGTATGATTTACAGCTTATAAAAACGCATAATTATTTGATTCATAATGGTGTTGTCCACAATGGTGGCGGAAAGCGGAATGGTTCATTTGCTATCTACATCGAGCCCTGGCACGGGGATATTATGGCATTTTTAGATATGAAGAAAAATCACGGCGACGAGGAGCAAAGAGCAAGAGACTTATTTTATGCATTATGGATACCGGATGAATTCATGCGCAGAGTTAAAAATGATGAAATGTGGACCTTAATGTGTCCTGACCAATGTAAAGGGTTAAGTGATGCTTATGGAGAGGATTTCGACAATTTATATAAACGTTATGAAAGCGAAGGTAAAGGCTTGCGACAAGTGAAAGCGCGAGAAGTGTGGTTTAAAATTCTTGATTCACAAATGGAAACAGGGACACCATATATGCTTTATAAAGACGCGTGTAATAAAAAAAGCAACCAACAAAATCTTGGCACCATAAAGAGCTCAAATTTATGTGTAGCACCAGAAACATTAATTTTAACAGATAAAGGACATATAGAAATACAAACTCTTAGAAATAAAACCGTAAATGTATGGAATGGTAAGGAATTTAGTGAAACAACTATTAAACAGACAAGTGATAATTCGGAATTGATTACGATTGAATTTTCAGATGGTTCACAATTAACATGCACAAAATATCATAAATTCTATATTCAAACAAAATACCCAACATCAAATATGAAACAGGATATTATTAATAGCAAAAATGTAAGTATAGTAGAAGCGCAAAATCTAAAACCAGATATGAAACTTATTAAATGTGAATATCCAATTATTGATAACAAAAAGAAGTTGAAATATGCTTATACTAATGGCATTTTTAGTGCTGACGGAACCTATACTAATATAACCGATAATGAAGAAAGAAAATGCAACTTTAAATCTTTAGAAGGAAAATCATATTGTAAAAGACACATTGATTATCAGATAAATAATGAAATTAGTGAATATTGTTGTGGTATTTCTTATGCGAAAAAACCACACATTTCGCTATATGGTGAAAAAATTAAATTATTAGAATATTTAGATTATCGCTCCGTTGGAGCAGAAATAAATAACAAATTAAACTGTACTTTACCCGTTGATTTAAAAGATAAATTTTTTGTTCCTTCCAATTATTCATTAAAAAGTAAATTAGATTGGTTTGCTGGATATTGTGATGGTGATGGTTCTATAGCAAAAAATGACACAAACCAAGCAATGCAAATTTCGTGTATTCACAAAGAATTCCTTTTAAAAATAAAATTAATGTTGCAAACTTGTGGTATTTCCAGCAAAGTAACATTAAATATGAATGAAATATCTTCTTATTTGCCCGATGGAAAAGGCGGGATGGATTATTATGAATCAAAAAAACTATGGCGATTATTAATTGGGTCAAATGATTTACAAAAATTAATACAATTGGGATTTTCACCAAAACGATTAATTATTAATGGGCACAAACCTCAAAGAAATGCTGTGCAATTTATCAAAATCACTCATATAGAAGACAATGGTAGACAAGATAAAACATTTTGCTTTACAGAAAAAAAAAGAAATGCCGGTATTTTTAATGGTATAATAACATCACAATGTACGGAAATCATTGAATACTCTAATGCCGACCAAACAGCCGTTTGTAATTTAGCCAGTATTGGTTTACCCAAATTTATTAAAAAGAAAGAAACTGGTTGGGATTCAGTAAAAATTTACACAAAAGCCGATTGCATTTACTGTAAAATGGCAAAAAAAATGTTAGATAAAAACGATATTAAATATGAAGTATTGGAAGTCATTTCGGGAGAGATGGATAGTTTTAAACATCTCTTTAATTGCACATATGAGATTAACCCCACAACTTTTCCGCAAATTATAGTGAATAAAAAATATCTTGGACCTTATGATGAATTGGTTAAACATTTGCGTTCAGAATTCGATTATGAAAAGCTACACGAAATCACGAAAATTATAACAGATAATTTAAATAAGGTTATAGACGTAAATTTTTATCCTACTGAAAAAACTAGGCGTTCGAATATGCTCCATCGCCCCATAGGCATTGGTGTTCAGGGTTTTGCTGATGCGCTAGCATTAATGGATATCCCATTTCATTCTGATATGGCCAAAGAGGTAAATATAAAGATATTTGAAACCATTTATCATGCAGCTTTGGAGAGAAGCAATGAAATCGCGCAAGAACGATTGTTGGATATTAATTATATTCATGCCAAAATGGAAAATTTTAATGGTAAAACCGATATTCATTCGCACAAAATATTAAGTACTTCTGATGTATTAGCAGCTGCACACAACACTATGTTAACAGTTGACAATAAAGTAATTGAATTAATTAAAACTACTGAACTTAAAAAAGCAGAACTCATACAATGCAACCAACATCCAAACTTAGCTGGTTCATATAGTAGTTTTTCCGATAGTCCCGCTGCATCAGGAATTCTCCAATTTGATATGTGGGATGTTAACCCTAGTAACAGGTATGATTGGCAATCTCTCAAAAATAACATTATTAAATTTGGTTTAAGAAATTCGTTATTGGTTGCGCCAATGCCAACCGCTTCAACCAGTCAAATTTTGGGAAATAACGAATGTTTTGAGCCGTTTACCAGTAATATTTATGTTAGACGCACAATAGCTGGTGAATTTGTTATAGTAAATAAGCATCTAATGAGCGAATTAATTGCACTTGATAAATGGGATGATGAGGTTAAGAATAGTATTATTGCAAACGGTGGTTCTGTTCAACAACTAGATTTACCAAAAACAATAAAAGAAAAATACAAAATTGTTTGGGAAATTCCAATGAAACATGTATTGGAGATGGCCAAAGATAGAGGTGCGTATATTTGTCAAAGTCAAAGCACTAATTTATGGATGAAAGACCCTGATTATAAAAAATTAACGGCAATGCATATGTTCGCTTGGAGCTGTGGTTTAAAAACGGGTATCTACTATCTTAGAACAAAAGCAAAAGCAGCTCCGCAGCAATTTACTATTGAACCAACAGATATTAAAATAAACTTGGATGATGAAGAAGAATGTTTGATGTGTGGAGCTTAAATTTATTCTCCCAGTAATATATAATGACTAAGACAAGTGATTTAGAAAAACGCGTTGCAAAACTTGAAAAAGAGATAGCGACTTTAATGAAGACGCACGCAGAACATGACGCAAAACCCCAAGCTACTGCAATGGATCTTGCTAGACCGTCGGGAAAAACACAGAAACACAGTAAACGCGTAAAAAAACATACGCCAGAAAAAACAAAGAAAAAAAGAAAAATTAACGAATACTTCAAAATGATGCTCGACGCTAAAAAAGCTGGGAAACCGTCCTTTGTATACAAAGGACACACCTATAAAGGAACCAAACATCCGCGTTTAGGGATGATTTACAAAAAAGGATAAAAGAGATAATATAATTTAATATGTAAATTCTATTATCAATAATCTTAAAGGCCGCAAAATGTTTTACAATAGCTGGCGAATTGAGGATTCGTTTCCATTGGGTCCGAATTATAAGCTAATGCATAAAAGCATCTAAAACATACCAAGACATCGATTAAAGAATTGTGTAAATTTTCCGGGGTAGCGTTGAATAAATGTTTATGCAATTCTATTAATTTAGGATATTTATATTCCATTTTTTTAGTAAAAGGGTTTTCCTTCTCAATACGACATTCGTTGCGTCCACGCATCATTGTACAGAATGATATTTTCCTGTAATCTGATAATCTCTTATGTTTATTACGGATACATTCAACTTCAACCATTGTTTTATCAAATTCTATATTATGACCAATCAAATATGTGCATGAACTCACATCGCGCATAAATGAATCCAACACAGTATCAATCGGTTCTCCTTCTTCAAGCATTCGCTCGTTTGTTATTCCATGAATGTCAATTGTTTTTTGAGGAATTCGTATATTATTTGGCAAACGAATAATTTTATCCTTTAATGCTTCAACCTTATTGGTGCCACTATCAAATACTAACCAACTCAATTGAACCACATAAGGAAATAAGTATGTTTCTTCAGGGCTGGCATGTTTTCTTTTAGGTAAACCAGTTGTTTCAGTATCAAATACTAAGAATTTCATGTTTATTACTTATTATAAAAAGGATTTTTTATAAATCAATTTTAACTCTATAACTTATATTCACAGCATATACCGAAAGTCTTGCGATGCCATTTAGTAATCCCGTGTTGTTTAATCCCTTCAATATGCTGCGCGGTTCCATAACCTTTATTGCTAGCCAATCCATATAATGTGTTTAAATTTTCGTGCTTATCGCACAATTCGCGTATATATTTGTCTCGTGATACTTTAGCTAAAATAGACGCTGCTGCTATTGAACTATAAGTATCATCTCCTTTTTCAATGCATACATGACTAACTGTCTCATTTTCAAAAGTATAAGGGGTAAAATAACTCCCATCAACCAGTATCATTTCTGGTCTCACTTGTAAACTATCCAATGCTTTATGCATAGCACCAAAAGTCGCATTAAAGATATTTACTTCATCTATTTGAAGTTCATCAAAATAACCCACAGACCAATCAACCGCATTCTCCTTAATATAATCGAACGCTTGCAATCTTTTTCTTTCGGATAATTTTTTACTATCTCTCATCAATGAATGATCGAAGTCTTCTGGAGGTAAAATAGCCGCACCAACATAAACTCTTCCAAATAATGGACCTCTGCCTGCTTCATCTAAACCAACTTCTAAACTATCTTCAGCATAAAAGCTTTTCAAAATTTTACGTGATTTTCGCACACCGTTTGAACTCATTTTTGATATAATTATACATTTTTACATTTATATCAATTTAATTAACGGCATTTGACATTGTGTCTTAACATATACACTCCACCCGCACATCCACGCGAACGGGGTGCTTGTGGAATAAGTAAGTGTCTAGGATTGGATGCAGTACCATTACTTGCACAACTAGATATACCATTTGCGTCCCAAACTTTCACTTTGCCGGTTAGGTTACCATTTGCATCAACACATCCAACTCTTGCGTTGCAATTCACACGATTTTTAATGTAACGCGAAATCCAGGACGGGCGTCCTGCACCTGTAACACATCCTTGCATTTTAAGTCCGGGTTGGTTTCTGTTAACCGATCCTGTGCGTTGTCTAGCTCTTCCGTAATATCTTACCATTATATAATTGTAAAAGAAAAAAATTTACGAACAACATTTAGTTTTACTATTCGGGTTCTGACAAGTACCTAAACAAGCATTTCTAGGATGATTTTTTGTCATTGTTATTGTACAACAAGCACAATTCGTCTGTACATTTTTACATGTTGCATTAACAGTTGGCCATTGTGTAGCACTTCTGGGCTTAATAGCCGATGGTGTATATCCAGGTGCCATTTGATTTCTATTTTCAACTCTTCTAGTAATAGCTCGTTTTATAGTGCTAGATCTTGATCCAATACCTCCTAAAGCTAGGGATCTTTTTATACCTTTGTTTGGTGTGAAAGAACAGAGTCCTTGTTTACATCCTATCGGCCGTATCCCGAAAGGTTGAATAGCAGGACCACAACAATAAGATTTATTACAGGCATCAGTTGTATCACAAGGCGGTGGATTCAAATTTTTTTTGAAACTGCTACTAGTAGCAAAGATATGAAAACCGTTCCTAGCTCTTCCATGTGTTTGTGCTGGCATATATGATATACGGAGAGATTTATTCTTAAATATTTCTTGATTTTTTCTAACTCATTATATATAATGAAATTCGACAAATCAATATTATTTTTTATCATATTAGCAGTTGCATTATTATCCACATTGGGAATGAATATTAAGGAAGGATTGGAACCCGAATCTAAGACAGGGACGAGAGAAAAATACAGGGACGAGATGGCTCGCCGCTCCGGCGCCGGAGCTAATGCTGGAACAGATACAATAGACTCTATAGAAGCACTATCTCCAACAAATTATGATAATGATGATGACAGTACTTATAACAAATATTGGTCAGAAAGACGGGGCGTTAGACGAGTAGATATTCAAGATGGCGATGAAGATTTATATGTTCTAAAATCTTCTATTGTGCCTCCCGTATGTCCTAAATGTCCGCAACGATCGGCTTGTCCCAGACAAGAACCTTGTCCCCCATGTCCGGCTTGCGCAAGATGCCCCGAACCAGCTTTTACATGCAAAAAAGTACCAAACTATAATTCAATGAATAATCAATATTTACCACTTCCTTGGTTATCACAGGCTCAATCTTAGAAACAACAACTTGAAGGTATTTTAAGCTTGCCTATTTTATATGGTTTCCATAATTCTTTAGCATGAGTTGAATGCCATTTGAAAATTTCATTGACATCTGTTCCTGCTTTAGATAGAATAGCAAATTCTCCGCCTGGATGATGCGTAATGAATTTAGTAACATCATATACATTATTATTTGAAATAATCCAACAACTCTCTTTAGTGTTATTCTCACTAACTTCTTCAACTGTATAAAATGTCATTTTTATTATTAAAAAACATTTTATATTTAGACGATTTGTCTTTTTATAAGACATTTTTTATCCATCTGGAAACTTTTACCACCTTTTGATTTGGGCACGATTTTAACAATACATTTTGATTTCGCACCATACAACGGTTCAGTGCAACCTCGTTCCTTCGTTTTTTTAGTCTTATTAACCGCCGCTTGTATTTTACTTGTTGAAAATTTCTTATCATCTGTACATCTTGATCTAAAATGTTCATATCTTTCGCGGATATCACAATATCGTAATCCGGATTTTTTCCCTAACATTGTATTTACTAATTCATGCAACTTAAATACCCAACGCGAAAATGTTCTTCTATTTTTCATTGTGGCATTGGTTAAGGGCAAGGCTTTAAAGTTTTTTTTTAAATTATCCCTACAATGCCGACACGGCAAAACATAACGCATACTGAATATAAAATTTTTATAATGTTTTTTATCTGCCGGAGTTGGTTTAACGGGATAATTAAAACTCATGGTATGGAGGTAATGCCACAAAGGTGGTCCCCATACAGATGTTACCATACCATCACTGCTCTGATAATTTTTTTTTGTATATATACTCCTTTTATGTTTCTTTTGTTTTCTGGTTTTAGACATTAATATATTAAAGTCAGAAAAAAAGATTTACGAATTAATTATGGACATTAATTCGTCGTTAAAATTTATATCATTGTCAATATTTACATTGAATTTAATCTTCCATAACGCACAATATAAATCTTTTTCATTGTGATATTTAGTAATATTAAGATATACTAATTTTCCTTGATAGTTTCGTATCCACATCTTATTTTATACATATCATTACTACTTTATATTCGTTTGAAATAATCTTACAAGTTTCTCTATCTTTATATAAAATGAGTGAAATGATGACAAATGCAAAACATACTGTAATGCAAGCCGTAACAAATAAAAAATTTTTAATCATTATATTCCTTTTGACCTTGTTTATTGCTTTGGCGTTTTGGGTATATACAACTTATATAGCTCCTAAACTAAATCCTGAATATAAAGATAATAAAGAATTTATTGGTGATGGTGGCGAAGATGCTGTAACAAATGCGAACATTTACGCATTCTATACTGATTGGTGTCCTCACTGCAAAACAAATATTATATCTGCTGATTCAGGTTGGAAAAAAACAATGGATAAATATAATGGACAAAAAATTAATGGAGTTACGGTAACATTTGTAGAAGTAAATGGAGAGAAAGAAGATAGTACTTTGCAAAATTTTGAATCAGACCATAGTGTAAATATCACTGGGTTTCCAACAATTTATTTGGTTAAAGGAAATAGCGTTATTGAATTCGATTCAGATATTACGCAAGATAATTTAACTAATTTTTTAAACACTGCTCTTTAGATTTATAAGAAAGAAATAATTTTGCACATTCGCGACCTTTATTTATATACGATTGTCGCAGAGCTTTATCATTTATAATTTTCGCCCCTACATCCATATTCATATCATCGCATGGTACTATAACTTCATTTGTTATCTTATTTACAGGGTCTTTTCTCGCAACTGCGACTAATTTATCAAACATATAATAACTGTAATATAAGATATTAGTAGATTGATCAATGTTTCTAGTTTTATTTTTATTTAAGTGAAATTGAACCCCTAAAATTTCATCTTCTTTAGCCCCCTCTTCTATGCAATAATCCAATGGATAATTACATAAAACACCACCGTCAACTAAATATGTGTCATTTATAAATATTGGTTGAAAAATAAAGGGTATAGAGCAAGTTATAAAAATAGCATCAATTAATTTTAGATTTGGATGAGATTTATGTGATAATTTTACAACTTCACATGTATTCACATCCACGGCAAAGAAAAACAAATGAATATTACAAAATTTATAAAATTCAGTTAAAGTGATATCAGACGATAATTTTTTTGCTTTTAATAATTTAGTAAAAAATAACTCTATATAAGACGAATCTAAAATCCCTTTTTTTGGAATCATATTGAACATCATGTCTGCTGAAAAGACAATATCTCTATCCCAAGGACGGTCTATAACATATTCTAGTATAGTGCTCCAAGGCAATTTTAAACACAGTAACACCCCAACAAAACCCCCCACAGATGTACCATAAATTGTTTCAATATTTTTAATATCGAAAAATTTTTGTTCAAATAAATAATCAAGTACACCCATTGTATATATTCCGTTATACCCACCACCACACATCACGATATGCTTGATTGTCATATTATAATGTGATATCGTTTATTTTTTAATAGTTTTTTTCTCATATGATTCTAATGTATAACGACGAACTCAGAGATAAAATAAATCTAGATGATCTTTACAACAGAACGCGGCAAACAAACGATTTGCGTCTTCTTGTTTATAAAAAAATACTGAATCGAACTCATCAAAAAATAAAATATGCGTCACGGCAAAAAAATACTGAACATTATTGTTTTTTTGTAGTTCCGGAATTTTTAGTAGGAACACCACGTTATGATTCGGCAGCGTGCATTGCATATATAATGGACAAGTTGAGTAAAAATGGTTTTATAATTAAATACACTCACCCCAATTTACTATTTATTTCATGGCAACACTATATACCAAAATATCAAAGAACTGATTTTAAAAAGCAATACGGATATAATATTGATGGTTTTGGAAATTATGTGGAGGAAACAAAGAAACTTGAGAATAATGGCACTAATACCAAGGACATGAATAGTTTGTTATTGAGAAAAACCGATGTACCGGTTACAGTGAATAAAAAAGAAGATAAGAATTACACGCAAATTTCTCAATATAAACCTACGGGAAATTTGATATATAATACCGACTTATTGAAGAAAATTGAGAATAACAATAATTAATATATTTTTGGAACTTAAAGAAATAAAAGTGCAAAAAATTATTTAAAAGTTTGTGGTTTGAAATGAAAATGGACATTTTAAAATGTCCAAAACAGGTTTTTGCTTTATATTTTCGGCGTCAAAAAATGCACATCTCGCATTAGTACTTGATTGGTGTAGGGTCAAAATAATGGAGTGCCTTTTTTTCAGTACTAGATACAATTTTATCGCAATTATTTTGGAGTTTTTTTTGTTATCCATTCACAATGAAAAAATGGATAATTAAAAAGCTCGAAAAAAACTCCAAAAATAATAATTGTGAAAAGTGTTACCATGCTCAAAGGAACAAAAACGATTTCTCTCATCATGCATTCACTACAAAACACCGTTTTGGATAACGATGGATAACATAAAAAACTCCATACCATAGTATGGTATGCAATAAGATATATAAATATGATTATGGTCTCAACAAACACAATAGGAACTGTTTACTTCCATCGGATGGGGTACTTTGAAAATGAGGTAATTTAAAGTTGGTCCTACACCTGTAGAGAATAATTTACATTAAAAAAAAATGAAATAAACATTTTTATTATATATTAATTATAAAAATGTTAAAAGTTTATGGAATCCTAATTAATAAATCTATGAGAAGATTCTATCATGGGAATGTCATTGAACATTACGAACGACCCAGAAATGTAGGTTCTCTGGATAAAAAGAGTTCACGTGTAGGTTCAGGATTAGTGGGTGCACCTGCTTGTATTCACGAAGATACAATGATTGCGGTAGCTGATGGGAGAAGAAGTGTATCAGTAAAAATACTATATTCGGAAAATAAAATTATAGAAGTTTGGAGTTATAATCATAAAAAGGATATATATGAAATAAAAAATGCAAGAGTAATAAAAAATAATTTTAAAAAACCAATGAAAAAAGTAATTCTAGATGATAACAGTTTTATAATTTGTACTTATGACCATAAACTTTTACTTAAAAATAATACATATTTGGAAGTTAAAAATATTAATAATAATGTATCATTAGTTCCTTTCAAAAGAATGACTACAAAAAAGGGACAAGTTGAATTATGTAATAATTATAATCATAAAATTAAAAAAATAGAAAATTTAGAAGGTGAATTTGATTGTTATGATTTACAGGTAGAAGAAAATAATAATTTTGCAGTTATAACAAAAGAGACTAAAAATATCGATAATGGTATAATTATAAAAAATTGTGGGGATGTTATGAAGTTAGATATTGAAGTCGATGAACAGGGTATTATTATCCAGAGTAAATTCAAGACATTTGGTTGTGGGAGTGCGATGGCCTCTTCGTCTGTCACGACTGAATGGGTAAAAGGTAAGCATATTGATGATGCTATTCAAATTACAAACAAGGATATAGCATCGTTTTTGAAATTACCCCCTGTCAAACTTCATTGTTCGATGCTAGCTGAAGACGCTATAAAGGCGGCTGTTAAAGATTACAAGGAAAAACAGTAGAAATACAATTTTAGAGAAAACTATTTAGGAGTTTTTATTATCCATATATAGACAAATGGATAATAAAAATCTCCAAAAAAACTCCAAGAAATACTATTGTAAAAAGTGTGATTATACTTCTAGGAACAAAAATGATTTTCGTCGTCATTTATCCACTACAAAACACAAAATGGATAACGCGCCAATTACGAGGATAACCCCAAAAGCGGGCTACCATTGTATGGTCTGCGACAAAAATTATAAATATGCTTCTGGTCTCAGCAAACACAAGAAGAAATGTGTGCTTTCATCGGATGAAGGACCCTTTGAAAATGTTATAATTGAAATGGACACTACACCTGTAGAGAACGGACCGGTTGATTTAGAAAAAAAGTTCTTGAAGCAGGAAGTTGCGGAATTAAAAATTATGATGAAACAGATTTTAAATAATCAAGTTGAATCTACGACAAATTTGGAAACATTGAATGAGGTTATTCCAAAAATGGGAAATACTTATAATAATAGGATGTCTATTAATATTTACCTCAATGAAAAATGCAAAGATGCGATGAATCTAACGGATTTTGTGGACAATGTAAAAGTATCCTTGGAAGATATATTGTACACTAAAAACCATGGTTTTGTGAAAGGCATTAGTAATATATTTGTAAAACAATTGCAGGATATGGAACCAACGCAGAGACCTATTCATTGCTCAGATAAAAAACGGTTACAATTTTATGTAAAAGATGCTGACAAATGGGAGAAAGATAACAGTCACGAAAAAATAGACAAAACGATTGATGATATTACATATAAACAGATTAAGCAAGTTAAACTTTGGGAAAAAACCCATCCCAATTATTTAGAAGACGACGACTTGCTAATGGAATGGCAGACATTAATTCGAAATATGACGGGTGGAACGGATAGTCACCACGGATTAGAAAAAGAAAAATCATCGATAAAACGCGAATTGGGAATGAGTGTCGAAGTTAAAAATGAGCTGGTGGATAAGAAAATCTAATACTTATATATATATATGACAAAACAACCAACAAAAGATGAAAAATCCAAGAAAAATAAGACTAAAAAGAACAAAACTATACCACACCATTCAGTGCTTTTAGAAGGTAAAACAAAACAACAACTGTTTCACCATCCCACTGTAGGTGTTTTGAGTATTCCAATGACTGTGACATATCATAAAAATACACACTCATATTTACCTGCCTCGTATATTAAATGGCTTGAAATGAATAATGCAGATGTTATCCCTATTCCATATGATACACCAATAGGAGCATTAGAAATGATTCTTACTCAAGTAAACGGTGTACTATTTGTTGGTGGTCAAGTTGATAGCGGAATGATTAATGAGGAATATACATTGTTTATGGAAACCTTTAAGCACATCGTAGATTACGCTAAAAAATCCAATAATCAAAAAAATTATTTTCCTTTATTTTCTATTTGTTTAGGATTTGAAATATTGGGCATGATGGATGGGTCTGTGGAGGATATAATCCAAGATTTTACGACACTAAAAGGTTTGTCAAATGTTGATGCTCATAACTATAATGCGAAATTAGATTTTATAAAGACAGATTCTACCATTGCAAAAATTTTTACGCACACTGAAGTGGACGAATTTAGGAAAACTCCGTGTGTATTTCAAAATCACAGTCAAGCATTTGTAACGGACGATTCCTATATGAAAAAATGGGAAAAATCTTGGAATGTGATTGCAACTAGCAATAGTATAGATAAAAAACCTATAAAATATGTAAGTATGTTGGAATTTAAAAAATTCCCTTTTTATGGGGTGCAATTTCATCCAGAGAAAGTGTTATTTGAATGGCGATTAACAGAAATTGGACGCACCCCTATATTTCGTTTGATTTCACGAAAATTATCTAAATTTTTTATAGACGAATGTAAAAAAAATAAAAATAGGGTCAAAATTTCAGAATTGTACATTAGAAACTATAATTTGTGGTCACGCAGTGCCACTATTAAAAAGATAAATCCAAATAAACAGTTATTTAAATCAAACAACAGCTCTTTTGAAAATTCTTATTATTTTGATATTTTATCTTAAAATATGTATCCAATATATATATATATATGAGTGATAAAACGACAACAGATACTAACAATAGACCAGTTATTGGAATTCTTACAAACGCATTATCTAATTGGTTGGGTGATAATATTAACCTAGAGAGCAGGAGGGCTAAATCTTTTTTACCAGCAGCATATGTAAGTTGGATTGAAAATAGTGGAGCAAGAGTAGTGCCTATTCAATATACATCAACTATTCCAATATTATTGTCATATTTGACGCAACTAAATGGTGTTATTATTTGTGGCGATATTCCACCGGTAGATTATGCTAGCCTACCTAAAGATACAAAGATTGAAACAGAAGTTTTACGTTGGATGCGTTCGGAGTTTTCCATCTTTCAATGGGCAAAAAAACAAAATAATATGGGAAATTATTTTCCAGTATTGGGGATTGGTATTGGATATGAAGAATTGATTTTTATGAACTTAATGCCAAATTATTATTCAAAAATTTCTGATTCGAAATCGGCAATGGACTTTACTGAGGAACAAATACCAGCTGATGAAATGGTTGAAGCGGCAGACACATATTGGGCATCTCCATTAATCTTAACCGACACTCCAGGCGTGTTTGGTTCTATTTCCGAGGAAAATAAGAAATTATGGGCTTCGAAACCTGTATGCTATACAACTCCCGGCTGGGCTATGAATACAAAGGGTAAAAAAATAGATAAGATAAAGGAATTTGTAGAAATAAACTCTATCGTTAAACATAAGAAATTGAAAACTGAATTTATCAATATCTACTCATTTAAAGAATTCCCATTTTATGGAATGGCATTTCATCCCGAAGCAGTAAATTACAATTGGGTTGAAACAATGATTCCGCAGACAGATGTTGGGGCAGAATTTTCGCATAAAATGAGTGAAATTTTCGTGAATGAGTGTAGAAAAAATAATACACAATTAGTTAGTAATGAAATTTTGATATACAATTATACATTATTTTCTCCCGATAAAGTATTGAAAATTTTATATCCTGAAAACTGGCAGACAATGCAATTAATAAAACATTTTACGAATTCTTATTTTTTCGGGATGACATTTCACACTCATAAGACGGCTAAGAAACACAAAAAGGGTAAATCCATAAAAGATGAATAATTATTTTATTTGTCTAATATTTTTATATACTATAATAGTATATGACAAGAACGCGTAGTAAAAAACATAGTAAAAAAAATAATAAAACCAGTAAAAAAAAGAAAAGACAATTGGTTGTAGGTATGATATCTGTACCACTGACGCCGGGAAAAAAGTATTATCAAGTATGCGGCGATTCATACATCGCTAGTTCTCATATTAAATGGTTAAAACGATTTGGTATTAAAATTTTACCTATTCCCTACACTACTAAGAATTTCAAAAAATATATGAGCAAAATCAATGGTTTATACTTTCCTAGTGGCGGCGCCTTTGCAGGAACACAAACGGAGTATTATAAATGTTGCAAAAAATTCGTACAAATGGCGATGAAGGAAAATGATAAAGGAAATCATTTCCCAATCTGGGGAGGATGTATGGGTATGCAGCAATTAATGATTATTGCGGACGGGCACGATGATTTAGAAAAGTTATTGCAACGATTCGATTCATATGATAATCTTCAATCTACCTTAGATTTTACTGAGGAAGGATTAAATAGTCGAATGATGAGACAGGCTACGAAAGCAGAATTTAATAAACTGATAACGAAAAATTGCACATTAAATAATCATAAGATGGGTCTCTCTCCAACAAAATTCAAAAGACAGCAGAATATTGATAAGTTTTATAAGATTGTATCAACAAGTAAAGATAGAAAGGGTAAAAATTATGTGTCAACAATTGAGGGACGGTTCTATCCGTTTTATGGTGTACAATGGCATCCTGAGCGAAGCGCGGCCATGGATTACTTTGCTAAATTTTTCGTAAATGAATTAAAGAAAAATCATACGAAAAACCAGAAATCTACGCATAAAATTTATACAAAGGAGATTGATTGTTTTAACTACAGCAATCGATTATATAAGCGATGTCGGTTCTATTGGCACAAACGCATCTCTAAGCATAATAGGCAATTATGTAGCGCGGCACAATTGATGAAGAACGTAACGGAAGGTAAAAAAGATGGACAAAAATTTACTGGTGGAGTATAATATTTTTAACAGTGTTAAAAATATTTTTAATGTTTTATGCGTTTTCTTTTATGCTTACGACTTTTGCGTTTCGCTGCTTTTAAAAATTTATTTGCTTTACGTCTATCTGAAGCCATACCTCTTTTATCACCGGGTGCCCTATCTGAAATAGCGTAAACTATCCTTCGCCCTCCAACTTTTGGGCTAGGGACTAAGTATAGACCGATAACCCCTTCTTTATAGCCTCCGCCAAGGATGGCCGCATAGCCCCCTCGACGATTGCGACCACCGCCCCCGGGCAGCTGGCCCGCCGGCACACTGAACCCCCCTCTTCCAGTCCTGCGTCGGGTTCTTCTTCGACGAGTTCTTTTCCTTTTGTGTTTTCTCAGGGTATGTCTTTTTCTTGTATGTCTAATTTTTCCCATTATATAGTATAATGAGAAAAATTTATTAATGTCTAAATTAACGGCGGCGTCGAGTTCGAGTCTTGCGACGTTTGACGCGTTTATGTGTCTTGCGTTTATGTGTCTTGCGTTTATGTTTTATAACTCTGCGTCCGCCTCTTTTGGTTTTACGACCACCACCCTGACTTGCTTGACAACCACATCCCATATTATACATAAGGTATAGAAAAGATTATTTCCTCTTTTTTTTACGAGAGCGGTGCTTTTTACGCGCGCCCCCTGCTGCTGTGGCTGGTTGATACATTTGTGCAACCAAATGCCCGGGTTCTAATGCTCTATTTACATTTTGTTGTACTATTTTTTCGATATCTGGGTCGTCTTGACCTACAATGACTTTTTCGAGTTGTGCTTCTAAAGATTCCTTTTGCGCAATGCTATTTTTGAGCATTCTTTCTCCAACAATAGCTTCAAATAATTTTAATCCACCTTGATACTCTCCTTCACATTGTAAATATATATTAATAATCAATTTACGCGTTTGTTCTACTAAAGATTGGAGAGATTTACTGGTAAGTGTAGGATTAATAGTGACCATTTTGTTTTCCAATGAAGAATCGGTTGATGCAGAAGGTGTTTCTACCCAAACAAATAATTTATCTAGAATGGACAATAATTGTTGTTGATTCGTTTTTGTATTTTTAAGCATGTTTTTAACATTATCGGCAAATTTTACAAATAATGGATTACTGGCACTTCCTTCGTAAGATTGCTGCCAAGCAGAGTCAGGGTCTTTGCATTGTTCGGTATCGTGATACGCAATAAGTGGAATATCGCTAAACCTTTTCTTACCACTATCATTCCATCTAGAGTAGTTTGATTTTCCGGTGAATGTTTTATAAAATATTCTCAAATCCTCATTGTAAGCAGCTCTAGAATTTTTAGACATAGTGGTAAATTTACCAGTGCCATAATCATAGATATCATAGTATAATTTTTCCAATTCGGGTACCCCAATCTCTTGTCCCAAGTTTTTGCCTTTGATTACTTCTTCACCATAATCGATGTCAAGATCATCGAGTATATTCTCGTGAAGCTGTTTGGTAGTAACTTTTCTATTTAAATGGCAATTATTAACACGTACTTTAATTTTACCTTTTTCGGTGCTTTCTGCTTTCAGAGTTTTAATGCGCCTATTGCATAAGTTTACTTCGGCGAGTTGAACATTTGTTCCTTTGGGAATCTTGGACTTATTCATAATACTCATTTCGTGTCCATCGTATTTATAAATGGGGTTCACGGCTTTTAAAATAGCGGCGAATAGGTGGGCAATTTTAATGTAAAACTTTGCAATACCTTTACACATGCTATCTTTTTCTCGGGGATTTTGGACATCTAATTCTGTTAGTAGTGTTTTTTCTTTTTTCCCAGGGTCTGATGGTGAATATACGCCAGGTTGAACAACTTCTCTGTATGAGCCATCTTGATTATAGATTCGCCGTTTATACTCTTTAGGCGATTTCTGTTGCGATTGTTGTTTAAGTTTATTAGTAGACAAATAAATAATGGAAGATGTTTTTTTCGCATTAACTGGAACACCATCTATTATTCGTTGTGCAATATATGTGATTTCTTTTTCTTTAAGAAATTTTTTAATGATGTCAGATGTAAGAATAACAAGTTTATTACAGTATTCCTTATCGCCTAATTTTTTCATATCCTGAAAATTCTGGGTAAGAATGTATTTAGTTGCTAATACGTCTAAAATATTTATTGCTTTGAGTTCTTGTCCGCTATCTTCGCTTTTAGATTGTGTGGCTCCCATATATGATAAATAAATATAATAAAAAATTGAATTAAAAGCAACATTTAATTATGTAAATTAAGATAAATGCAAAGTAATTTTACTAAAAAGAAAAAAGATAAATCATCTAAAAAAGTCACACAAAAATTATGGGATACCTTCAATTCCGAGGTAAAAGATGATGATAAAAAGTTAGAATGTGTATATTCCGAACAAGTATTGAAAACCCGAGAGAAATGTGATTTATGCAATAGTGTCGTAGCTTATGGCGAAGATAGATTCTTAACTTGCACTAATTTAAAATGCGGGATTATTTACAAAGATACTCTTGATGTGTCTGCTGAATGGAGATATTATGGTGCTGATGATAACCAAACCTCTGACCCTACTCGTTGTGGAATGCCTATCAATCCATTACTAGAACAATCTTCTTATGGTTGCAAAGTAATCTGTGGTAACAGATCAACATATGAGATGAGAAAAATCAGACGATATACTGAATGGCAATCGATGCCTTATAAAGAGAAATCCCAATATGACGAATTTCAGAGGATTAAGGCATTTTCATCAACGGCGGGTATTCCTAAAATGTTGGTTGATGACGCGCTTAGATATCATAAGAAGATATCGGAAATGAAAACATTCCGGGGATGTAATAGGGATGGAGTTATTGCAGCATCGGTGTATATAGCTAGTCGGATAAGCAATTTCCCAAGAACAGCGAGGGAAATAGCAACAATCTTTCATTTGGATAATACGTCAGCAACGAAGGGGTGTAAAAATGCAATTCATTTGTTAAATAATATGGAAAAAGATATGCTAAACACTGATAAGACTCATTTCCATAATACCAAACCGGTTGCGTTTATAGAGCGTTATTGTAGTAAGTTAAATATTAATAAGGAATTGACAAAAGTAAGTGAATTTGTAGCATTGCGCGTAGAAAAGATGAATTTGATGCCTGAGAATACACCACATTCAGTAGCCGCGGGAATAATTTATTTCATAGCTCAAAGTTGTCACTTGAATATCAGTAAGCATGATGTTAATTTTATTAGTGAGATAAGCGAAGTTACGATTAATAAATGTTATAAGAAATTACTATTGTTGCAGAGAACCAACTCAACATCGTTGATACCGTCCGTGATTTTAAAAAAATACAAGGCGTAATTGTATAAAATTAATAATCTGTAAATATTTTAATGATAGATGATAATCCCCCAGACAAAGTATTCATAGTGCCTTATCGCGATAGAGAACCTCATAAGTTAGTTTTTACACGCGTAATGCCGTATATTTTAGGAGATTCGAACTATCGTATTCTATTCATACATCAACACGATAAACGACCATTTAACAGAGGAGCTATCAAAAACATAGGTTTCCATTATGTAAAGAAAAAATGGTCTGAACATTGGAAGGACATCACATTAATTTTTCACGATATTGATTTTATGTCATACAAGATTGGTCAATTTAGTTTTGATACAAAACACGGCGAAGTAAATCATTTTTACGGATACCCTCATACATTGGGAGGTATTTTTGCGATTAAGGGGAGTGATTTTGAGAAAACAGCAGGGTTTCCTAATATATGGACCTGGGGGCTTGAGGATAATGTAATACATGAACGGGTTCGAGCAATTGGCATAAAAATAGTATACCCACAGTTTGTACATGCGCAACACAACAATAATAACATCATAGGATTATGGCATGGATGGGATAGATTATTAAACCCTGATACTGGGCTCCAAAAGTTGCACTATCAAACGGATAGTTTATGGACAATGTTAAGTATGAAATGGAATGATGTAAAATTAGAAGATAAAATTTGGATGGTAAATGTTACTGATTTTGATGTTCCTATCACCGATAAAAATCCTATAGTCCAAAAGGCCAAAGTGCAAAATTCAAGAATTAACAGCACTTTTAACAGTTGGAGAGATCGCGGAGTAATGAAAGGACAACCAAGAAAAAAATCCACAGGAGGATTATTAATAAAATGGGGAAGAAACTAGTTTAAAAATATATTTAATAGTACTATTAAATGTATTTAAGTCGTTCTGGTAAAATTCCAATTAAAAATAAACCTGATACAGAAAGAATCTATTTAATTTATCAATTTTTCGTACACAAAGACACTGATAGAAATAAAGAATTGCGCGAATGTCTGCGTTTCAATGTAGAAAATCCTAATGTAGATAAAATTTATTTGTTAAATGAGAAAATATATAATAAGGAAGAATTGGGTGTAGAAAGTGGTAAGATAGAACAAAGAAATATAGTTAATAGAATTAAATTTAAGGATATTTTTTCGTTTGTAGAACAAGAACAGCTGAAAGGATATATTATTACGTGTAATGCGGATATATTTTTTGATAAAACGGTCAATAATCTAAGAACAAGTGAAATGTCCAAAAAGAAACAAATACTGACTCAGTTGCGATTTGATTATACGGATAAACAATTGGGAAAATGCAAATTATTTGGACCTAGAGCAGATAGTCAGGATACTTGGATTTGGCATTCTAATTTTAATCCATATAAGGAGGCAAAAATATTTAATTTTATGTTTGGTAAACCTGGGTGTGATAATAAATTAACATATTTATTTAATTTGATTGGATTCGAAGTATTTAATCAACCTTTTTTTGTGAAAACATATCATATACAAAAAAGCCAAGAAAGAGATTATGGTGGTCTCCCGGGAATGTCTGGTCCTTATATACTGGTGTCACCTTATATTTCAAATCGTCCAACAACAGACACCGAGACATGGGGTACTGTTGGTTGGAGATTAGTAAATGATCATAAAACATCAATTGAAGCAGTAACTTTGAATTTTTCAAGATTTATGTTGGATACTGACAATATGACACTGAGAGAGTATTTAAAATCGAAAATTGCAAACGATGATACATTTTTAATCCCGCAAACAGAAAAAGATGGTATAATTTTAACGAGTATTATTTTGATGCTGAATAATGTGACACAAGGAACTTTTTTTCAAACAGGTCAAATAACGCCTGAATATCAGAGTAATATACAAGCGAAGCATTTTTGGAATATTATGTTAAACTTGGTTCGAGGAGTGCCGCAATTACAACATACAGGAGATATAATTGCATTTTCAAATGCAATTATGGAATCATTTAATAAATCAGATATTTGTATGGGATTTTCTACCTGGCATACAAAATTTAGAGAGTTAATGAACGAAAATAAGAAAGATTTTTATAAATCTATATTTGATGTTTGGAAAAATAAACAATGGGTAAGTAGTACAGTAACAAATATTTTCAATCATTTGCATCACAATCCTTGGATAAAGCAATTGAATAATCAGAAGTTATTAATAATCTCTCCAAATGCAGAAGAAATAGAACAACAAATCAAAACAGTCAAACTGAAAAACCTGTATGGATTCGATATATTCGCCAATTGTGAATTTAGTTTTATCAAGTTTTCTACTTGGAATACTCATACGCAAGAACAAATCGTAAATAAATTAGGAGACTTTGACATTGCTTTATGCGAAGGGGGCGTATACGGTCCTATTATTTCCAATTATATTTATGGTATAGGAAAATCAGCGATTGATATAGGAGACATATTACCATTATACTTTGGTTTATGGACAAATAGTGATATGAAATCTAATAAAGACATTATTCAGTTGTATTTGAATGAATACTGGAAAAAACTATAAATACATAAATATACATTTAAAATTTTGTTAAAATGTATAGTTAAAATGAGACCCTCTTCCTTTTGTTGTTTATCAACCTATACATGCCATCATGAATTATTTGGTTTATTATTAAGTTTATCAATATATCACCCTGGAGAAAAAATGCATTGTTTGGTGGACAGTAAAACAAAAAAAGCCATCGATGAATCTACACCAAAGATACAATTAGATATATTATGGCATGTAAAATTAGACAAATATTCGGGTATGAATCGCAGAGAAATGGAACAAAAAGGCATTTGGTCTGATTTCCAAATGATGAAAGCCGAAGTAATAGATTTGGCATTACAAACAGACTCAGATACATTATTTTTAGATGCTGATATGATTGTATTAGACACTATAGATGATATAGATAAATCAAAACAACTTGGTTTATCACCCCATTATATTAAGAAGAGAGATACGGATTTATATGGGTATTATAATGGGGGTATGTTATGGACCAATCAAAAAACACTCAAGGATGATTGGATTAAATTTACAAAAACATCTAGATATTTCGATCAAGCTTCAATAGAGGACTTGGCAAACAAGTATTCTTTTTTCACATTTGGAGAGAATTATAATTTTAGTTGGTGGCGTGTTGCACAATCGGATATTCCGCCTCAGGCAATAATATCAAATATATCAGTTAAAAATAATAAGTTGAATTATAAAAATAAGCCATTGAAAATAGTTCATACGCATTTTCACGATAAAACGGGAACTGTTGGTCAATTTAATCAACTTATGATTAATTTATTAACGCAAATTAAAGATTATAAAACATTAATAATAATTTCAAGGATGGTTGATAAAAAATGGATAATACAACTTCCTAGGCAACCTATGGGCGGTAAAT